AAATTATATAATGGAGACCCTTCTTCTAATTCTGGATATATTTTCTGTAATCTTCTCTCCTCTTTTAATATTTCTTTCTTTTCAGGAGTTAGTCAGGTTTTTTCTAACTCTTTTTCAATTCTTAAGTACTCTTCTTGCTCTTCTAATATTTGTCTATTAAATCTACTTTCAATATATTTTTCAATAGATTTAACATAACTATATAAATCAGAAGTATTAGTAGGAAGACCTTGATTAATTTTAAGTATCTTTCCTAAGATACGTACTTCATCCGCAGATATAACTTTATCCAGCAATTGTAGATATTTCTCTTTTTTCTTTCCTTCAGAGGTATATGCTTTATCAGCAACATAACGAACTTTATCATAGTTCTGTTCATCACTAAACATACTAGTGGTAAAATCGTTTACTAGTTCGGTTATATCATCATCAATCATTAAATTACCAACTTCATATAATGATTCTCCAAGCATAAGAGAAATAGTATAAATATCTACCCAGTTTGTATCTGCATTAATTTTTTTAAGGATTAATTCCTTTGCATTCAATTTTATTTTGTGAATTTATCGCTTCCATAAATTCGCCTTATACTTTCTATAAGGATTAGACTATATCATATCACATATGTGATTTCCGCACTTCGAACTTGCTTAAGTCCTACTCCACAAAGGGATAGTCGTTGAACCTTGATCCTATAAGGACCCTTGGCTGCGGATTGTGGAATCAATTAACCTTTTTACCATTTCTGAGTAGTTAGTTCAGCCCTTATCTATATTACTATGATAAGTTGGTAGTTAAAAGCTCTAACCATATTCCCGCAGTTCACGGAATTTTAGACCGACAATGTAAAAATATATTTTAATTTATATTGCATAGAAGGAATTATATATGGAGATATTAGCTTATCAAATGAAGGCCTAGACTCTTTTGTAATTTTTAAAGTAAAGTATTTTTTATATGCTTTCTTAATTGTATCAATATTTCATTTTTCTTTCAGTCAAAGTTTTAATAAATCTACCTCATTCTCAGTAAAACCATTTGTAGCTAATATTCCCTCGTAACATCCATCATCCATGAATCAATATGCTAATGCGATAGGATGATCTATCATATCTAAATATTCTTGAGTAATTGTCTTAATGTTATTAATATATAAAGTATTGTATATATTATTAAATATATTATGAGATTTGCTATTACCTCTAATAGTATAGTATGTTTTGTTTGTTCTTTTATCAAAATAACTATTTTCTTTATAAGATCCCATAAACTCTCCTAGAATTTCCACTTTTTTCATAAAAAGTTCTTTTTGCTTAGCAGAATGTACTATAGCTAATCTACAAGTAGGATGCCTCTTTCTAGGAATTCCTATATTCATATCTCCTAAAAGACTACCTAAAATCATTTGTTCTTGTATATGAGATAATTTATGTTCTTCTTGAGAAAATAGAGGTATTATTTTTAATTCTCCTTCATTAATATGTTTCTTTCAGTAACTTATTGCGGAAGGATGTACATTAAAATATTCTGCCATTTCTTTAGTTGTTTTTCCCTCTTTTGCTAGTTTTGATAAAATTACTAAATCAATTTTTCTTTGAGGTTTTATATCATAATTCTCTTTTAAATATTTAGATACTGTATCTGTTTTATGACCTGTTAATTGTCCAATTTTTTCGCAAGTCATTCCTTCTAAATACATTTTGTGAAGTTTTTCAATTTCTTCAGTTGTTAATTTCTTTGCCATATTAATTTGTTTTAAATTATTATTATCTATAGTGCTAAGATAATAATAAAAATTAATATAAGCAAATTATTCAATAATTTTATTGTTTACTATTTTCGTCGGTCGCTGCATTGAGCAGCTCTCCAAGTACCATAGATTGATCATCTAAAGCATCTTCATAACTTATTACTTGAGCTAAAGTTTGTCTAATATCTTCAGGAGTATTTTCAGGTAGACTCTCAAATACTTCCATATTAACATTAGCTAATGTTATTAGTCTATCATTATGGATAAATGTATATCTTTTTAACATCGTTCTAGCTATATCAAAATTACCAGTTTGAATTGCTTCATTAATCTCTCTAAACTTGGTATTATATACGTTGCTTAAGGCAAAGAAACTTTTTAATGCCGTAGCAACATTACCAATAACTGCTTTACCAACCATATTTTGAATCTGCATTAAGTACTTACTTGCTGGATTGTAAGGACTCATATATTTAGCAGCTTCACCCATTTTAGATCTTTTAGCAAGACCTTGCATTCGGTCAGTAGTTACTGGCATTGTTAAGTTAATTTGGTTTCTAGGATTAAGAATAACATTAAATATACCATCTACAACTCTATTTCTTAATGCATCAGCTCGTAAATAAGGTGCTGCATTTTCATCAGTATTAATACGACCATTAGATGATACAGAATAACCTAAAACATAGCTTTTATCTATATCATAATCACTACCTTGTAACCATGTTTGGTTAGATGGAACAAAAATTTCGTTTGTTTCACTATCAGTAAATGTTACAACTTCTACAGGCATGAATGATTGCATGGACTGACAAGGGATACGTGTGCCAACAAAATATAAACTCTTCTCAAAAGATTTATATTTATTTTCTGCTAATTTTCTAATTTGTTTAGTTCAATTATAATCTTGATTTTCAGCTAATGCTCGAATTATTTCAAGTTTATCATTAAATTCAGCAATATTACTAGTAGTATACTTTCTACTTCCAGTTGGTCGGTAAGTTAATTGAATAGATGTTCCTTCTCCAAACTCTTCTTTTACTAAGTCAACATAGTTATCAATTCTGTAGTTTCTATGAGTATAGGTGAACATCTTAGAGTTTTCCAGTTCTTTTAGCCTATCTACTGAATCAATAATAACTACATTATGCTGAACATTATCAGAATCAGTATATTTTAAGAATTGTTTTCCTTCAGAAGAGCAGATTTCATTACCATTAAAGTATACGGAACCGTCAATAATCTTATAATCAGAATCTAAAGATGAATTAGTAAATAGTTCATTAACCTTAGGATTTCTAAGTTTAACATATAACTTATTTCCTGCTCCATCAAATAAAGTTCAATCATAAGTTAACTCATCTGCATTATCATAGAAATTGTAGTAGCTTTCAATTCTATTTATAAAGAACTCTGGACCTTGTTCCTTAATTTTAGCAATAGAATCACCAGGAAGTAATCCTAACTCTTTAGCATAAAGCTTACCCATAATAATCTGTGCTGGGATAACTTTACACTCTGTAGCATTTAACATTAATCCTCCCCAATCAATAGGCTTACCATCAGCTAAATTATTAAGAACAGATTGCTGCTTTTTAATTAAAGCTTTTTTAATATTAGGAATATATTTTGTAAATGAAGTTTTTTCCGTAAATCCGTTTGGCATAAATGGAGTAATTTCATTTACTATAAGTTGTAATCTACTATTAACTATATTCTCTATAACATTTTCATCGGCTCTTTCATTAGGTATTGATTTTATCACTTCACTACGTAGCTCATCTCTGAGGGTTTCTATATTAGTAGCACTGCTATCGCTTTCAATAAAATAATGAAGTACTTGAGCATAAGGACTCTCAAACATACTGTATTTACGTCCATTAGTAACAAAAGTAGTATCTGATCCTTTAAGATTTTTCGCTTTAGTTGTTCATCTACTCATTCGTCCAGGTTCATATAATCGGTAGTATATATATTTATCATAATTATCTATTTTATCTATTTTTACTACTTGATTATTTTCTCCTCAGACAATAATAGTATCCTCAAAATCTACTGGGTTATCTGGAGTAATATCATCAATAAAAGGATTTACAACTACATTTCCATTTGTGTCAGCAACAAAAACTTTATTTATAGCGTCGTCTACGGTCATTCTCTCATAAGTTGTACCTCTTGTAGTCTCTGCAATTAAATCTATTAATTCTTCATATCGATAATTTTCACCGTTAATAGTATGATATTGAACTACATTATATGATGGATTTAATACTGCTGCAACACCATTATAATGACGTCTAATAGCATCTCTTACTAGAGAGGATGTTACTGTAGAATTAAAAATACCATTGATAGAAGAAGAACTAAAAGGTATTCTGTATTCTAAATTATTGTTTTCTAGTCCCTCCTGAGCAAGTTTTACAAAAGATTGGGCTAAACCAAGAGTATCCTTACTACCTCCAGCAAATGCTTTAATGACTGCTTTTCCAAATATTTTGTAAAGATCATCCTTATTTCCATTATAAATAATATCCTGAATTTTACTAATGGCATCGTAACAGAATTTACCAATTTCTTCATAAACTTGTGTTGCTAGATGATGAGTATATCCATTTTGTTCAAGACCACTAATCATTTGAGTCATTTCTGTTACCTCTGCTTCATCAAGCTCATGATCAGCATTCATTTGAACACCCCCGAATTTAGTGGACATTGTAGTAAATAATAATGGAGTACTATCATTTCAAGAAGTTACATCATTGATATTTGAAGCTCCAACTTTAATAGCTGACTTATTTACCAGCCAACTAATCATAGAATCTTTAAGATCATAATCACAAATAATTTGATTAGTATAATCTAGATTATGCTCTGAATATTGAAGATTATTGGTACGGTCATCTATTTTCATAGCCCACGCACCACCAAATGTTTGGTCAATATCATATATATTCCTAATTAACTTATCAGTAATAATAATATTGTCAGGATTAATAGGAATACCCTCTTTGGTAACTTCAACTAATTCTCTATGAGCTACATTATTTGAAATATTAACATGTAATATTTTATAATATTTTCCACTTATACTATCCCTAAAGAATAGATCATCAAATTGTCTATCATAATCTATGGTAACATCTAATGGCAATTCTAAGCTGTGCATTTTCTTGAAAATGTTTTCCATACTAGTGTCAGAACTATTTCTTCTGATAGCATTAGTTATCTCATATTCAGCTCATTTAAGTAATTTTGGTAATCCATGTTTAGCATCAATATCGTGGAAGATAGTTTTCTTGTTAGCTCCTACCGCAGCATCTATAAGAGATACATTCTCTCATCTAGACATAAATGGACTAGTATAACCTGAACCATCCATAGAATCTACTGTACTGGACATTCCTGACATGTTATTTACATTTGATCCCATATCAGATATAACAGCCATTTTAACTCTTTCTGGCACTCCGTTTTTTAAACCTTGTGCAAGAGAATGATATGTAGCTCCATAAATAACCATACGTTTTACCTGAGATATTCATCTAGAAGCTAAACTATGATCTAAGTATCCATTTGTGGTAGGACTTTCTTTTTCTTTATTAGGGTGTGCATAGACATCTCCTACCATCATTTTATTATATTCATTTGATAGAAATGAGTCAGTAATAAAATAAGCACCTAATAAAGGATTAATAATACCATTGACTTCTTTAAGAAGTTTACCATCCCTAACAAATTTAGGATTATTCTGTTTAAAAGAGTTAACAATATTTTGATCTACTGAAATAGTGTCTCAAGCCTTAGAACTATCTTCTAAAAATCTACTAAACTGATTTTTGTAAAACTCATTAAACTTATCTCTGTTACTAAATATATTAGCAAAATTTTCTAATGTTTCATTAAATACTCATCCTGCTTTAGTTTTAGATGCGTGTATTTCATCAACAAATTCCACATTAGCTCTGGCAAAATCTTCTCTAATCCTGTTTATTTTATTCTTGGCTAAGAATACCTTAATATCATGTATAGAATTAAATTCTTTATTTGGATACACTTGCCTATAATCTGACAGAATAGTTTCTATTGCACTCTCTACCTGAGATTTATTACTTTCAAACCAAGCTTTCTTTATAGGTTCTAAGTAACTCTCATCCCCAGATTTAAAATATTGATCAAGGACAGATTTAACATTAAATGAATTACCATTGCCAAAATTCCATGTCTGATTTAAATCAAACTGCATTACAAAGTGTTTATTCTTATCAGAATATACATGACTTTGAATACCAACAATCCCTGATTTAGATCTAGATCCTTCAGCATGAGATTGATCAGTAGTTAAACCTTGATAAAAATCATACACAATAGACAAATGCATAACGTCATCTGCGGTAAGAGCAGATGATTGTTTTGTAACCCCGTTAATAGTTACTTCAGATCTAATCTTAGGGCTCTTAACATGTTGAATATTTTGGTATACTGCATTATCATAATATTGTGATGTGTATCATGAGTTATTTTCTAATTGTTTAGTAATTTCATTAAATATACCATTATGCTGATAACTTAAACAGATCATCTGATATAACGGTAGATTATTACCTTCAGCATTTTTAATAACATTAACTGTATCTGATCCATTAATAACACTAAGAACTCTGCCAAGATCATTACTTTGTCCAAAATTAAGGTTGGTTTGGCTATTATTAATAACATTAAAGATTACAGTTCCCAACACAGGAGCATATAACTCATATTTAGTATAGTTACTATTTGGAAATACTTGACTAGCTATCTGATCAAAATCATCCGATATTAATAAATTAACAAAGTCTCCAACTATTTCATTAAAATTATTTACGGGACCAGTAATAGATATTTTTCCATTTCCCTCTAATGTAATTCTGCTATCTCCAATAGATATAACAGAACCCATAACTCTAACATTATACTTTCTAAGTAACTCATTAAATCTAGTTTTATTTTGCTTCCAATATTGAGTAATAGCCTTTACTGTTTCTACTATTGCTTCTCTCTGCATTTTAACAGGACGCTGCGTTAGATTTCTAACTTCCATGTTTTTACCATCTTTCTGTTCATAACTAACATAGCTTGAAAGAACAGTTTTTTCCATTAGATGTGTAAACATGTTTTTAATATCCTCATGCATTTTAGAGTCGTATATAAACCTTTTTATAGCCGATAATTTTGATCTTAAATAAGTTATATGCTCAGGATTGGAGACTTTTCTGCTAGATAGTTCCTGTTCATATAAAGATATGAGCTTACTAACGTTCATTTTAGTTCCTTTATTAAGTTCTTCTTTTATTTCTGGATTAGAACTTTCTTCTGCCCATAACTTCATTTTTCCCATTACAGAATTAAATCCAGATAACGAAATAGAAGTACCATCAATAATATCTCCATTTACGTTAACTTCTGGAAGATAATTTAAGAGTATCTTAGCAAGATCACTAACACTTTCTTCTTGAGACATAAATTCATTAGTACTAAATCCTGTGTAGTGAGTAACATTAGGACCATTATAAATATATCTATTTCTAGAATATATTGAAGACTTACTATATTCTGGGTTAATAGAGACAAATGGTGTTAATTGCTTTAATAGATCATCAAATGTTCTAAGAGTTACATATGAATTATAAGCTTGATAATATTTATTATCAAGATTAGGAGAATTATTTATATAACCACTAAATTCAGATAGTGCACTTTCCATAGTAGATTCAATATCTATGTCAGTCATACTATCCAAATTAGGAGAAGGTTTTCCTAAATATGATAATACATATCCTAGCAACTCCTTTTTGTATTCAAAAATACCTCTGTTTAATACTGTTATATCTCCAACTTTTCTATTAGCATCTATAAACTGCTCATTTGCTAGATCAAACACTGATAAAGATATAATCTTCTTAACAAAGTCACTTGTCATCTTATTATATTGAACAGACTGTCCAATATAAAACTGTTGTGCTGATTTACTATCAGTTTTTACTTCTCATCCAGTTCTACTACTAATTTTCTTAGGTTCAAATATAGATGTCTGGGTAGGATTTGTTGAAATCCCACCCAAGAACATTCTATATACACTATCTGGATCTATAAAATATTCCTCTAAAAACGATTTAAATTCTTCATCTGTACTTGTATTAAAGACTCTGCTTAATAGAGGATAATACTTAATTGTGTATCCACACTTAACACTCATTGTTCTTTAATTTATTAATTAAATATTCTTCAACTTCTTGCTGCAGCCCTATTAATGCAGTGTTACTATTAATTTCATTTCAATAAGATTCTGCAGTTAATTTATCTACTTCCTGATTTAATATTAAAGCAGTTATATACTTACTTAAATTAGGATTAGCTACAATAATATCACTCATACTATTCATAGCATCTCTAAATTTAATATACGCATCTGCTATATTAAATGTTCTAATATTTCACACATTATTTTTCTTTTCAAGAACGTATGTATAATTCTTGTCTTGCAAAGATACAAAAAATGGTTCAAAGTCAGAAATCTTATCTCTATAAAAATGAATAGTTTCTTTTGGAGTATTTAGTTGATTAGATATCATTACTTTAGGATCAAATACTGATTCTGTTGTAATTGCTTTTCCTTCAACTTTAACTACATCAAATTCTGTAGATTGAACTTTAGAAGCTATTTCAGAATTAATAGATTCAATAGCTGTATCTATGTTATCTTTAGTGACAATAACTTCATTAAGTTTTAACTCTTGTAATTGTTCGTTAACAGATTCTACTACTTTTTTATCTTCTGCTGCTTGTTCGTTATTAACTGCTGACAAATCAATACTATAGTCATTACCAATAATCATGGGTATATTAGTATTATAATCATGACCTTGAATAGCATACCAATAATCTCCAGCAGGATTAACTTGAGTATCAATAACATCTCTTCCATAAATACCCATTTTAAATTCAGGAGCCTCTAAACATAACTGTTTTAATTGTTCAATTTGACCATCATTAATTGAAATTACTGATTCTCTATTTACTATCTTATACAAAATAGTATTCATAGTAGCTACTCCAGACTGATATTTAAAGTCTCCATTAATTTCATAACCAAACTCTATATTAGAATCATTAGATATATTTTGGATAGCTAATTCTGCATCTTTATACACTATACCATTTATTCTAATACGCTGGTTAGGATATTTAGAGGTATTTAAATGTATTCTAATAGCCTCTCTAACTCTATCTGGAGCTACTTTATATACATACTTAGCAATCACTGAGCTTCTATATCCTGGAATAATATCATAATTTTTCCTATTATTAGACTGCTTGATGATATCATCTATAGACACTAATCAGTTCATCCCAATTAGAGCAAATCTGTAATCATGTTGAGTACTATATGTTTTAATAGAACCATTAGTAGTGGCTGCTAAGAATTCTTTAAAATCATCATCAGTTACATAAGGGTCACTTGACACAACCATAAATGTATTACCATTATTTCTTTGATTTAATCATTCTTGTTGATCGCCACTATATTTAGTTCTCTCCGCAGAATTTACTGATAATACAACAGGTTTATTAAATGCTCTAAAGTATCCTTTTGGATTAATAGCTGATTGTCTAAAATTTGATAAATTAACTGAAGTATTTGAATCTATAGCACTTTCCTTACGAAGAGGCGATACTGCTAAAATATCCCCAAAGTACTCTCCAATAACTGGATCTGTAACTAACAATGGGAAATCAACAGTTTTAGAATCTAATGTTAATCTTACTACTAATAGTCCCCTATTATTATATGGTATAATATAAAATTTAGGAGTAGTTTTTAATAGATTTAGAATCTCATTAGAATACTTACGACCTAATGATCCAGGAATAAACGATTGAATTTCTCTAGACAATATTTTAAGAGATGCTTCAAATATTTCTTTATTATCTTTATGTCTATTATTAACAAAGAAAGCTCTTACTAAATTTGAAATTTGTACTGTAATTTCAGGAGTAGTATTAATAATATTCTTCAAATTATTATCAGTAGTTTGATAAAATTTAATTAGATCATTATTAATAAAATCAATCCAACTCTCCGCTGTACTTACATATTCATTAGCTCCTACTACTGGTTTAGCTGGTCTAGTTATAGGTTTACTAGTCTCGATATCTGAAGTAACAGTATTTTGTAAGTTATTTACAGGTTCTGTATGCTCAGGAGCCATAGATACTTGGTGTACCTCTGGCTTTATAGGATTGGTAAACTCAACTTCAGTATCTCTTTCTATTGGGCTTGTAGTAGGAGTGCTATTTTCTGTAGCTACTGAATTATTAGCAGGCTCTACAGGAGCGTTAGCTTGTTCATTATTAGGCTGTTGAGATTGATATTCTTCAAACTCTATTGATTCAGTAATATCTGGAATAGCATTTATTCTTCATTCTTTAAAATCTTGAATTTGAGATTCTGGCATTTCAATGTTTCCAGATGATGTCGAATCTTGTTTAGAAGATATTGTATTTCCTAGTCCTCTAGATACAATAATTGATCCTTTCTTTGACCGTTGCGTTAGAGTATATAAGTCTTTTAATTTATAGAATTCTCCTCGGCTTTTACCTTCATTTGTTAATCCAAAGTTTTTATCAATAATAATATAATCAAATTCATCACCCTGGACACTATTTAAAGGAACAATTTTAACTCCTTTGGTAGTGTTATATTTCTTAGGATTATCGGTAATTATTGCAATATCTGAAGAATACTGTTTTAATTTTTCTATATGTGAAAATATTTCATCTTCCTTAATTATTTTTTCACCTCCAAATATAAAACTACTTTCAAAATACTTAAACTCAACTGGATTAGATTGTAAGTACTTTTCAGCAAATTCACTAAGATATTTTGGTTCTATAGCAGGATTATTGTAATATTGCTTATATATTTTGTCTAATCTCTGAGACAACGATATATAATTATCATATTTAGCTATATTATCAGGCCGTAGTGGGGCAACAAGATCAGGAGTTTTAATGTTAATAGTATCCTCAATCCCACTATCAATAATTTCCTTCCCGAATACTGTTTGAACTGCATTCTGTTTATAATCTCCAAATGCTATTACTGATACATTATTAGTATTAGCTCATTTACTAATTAACTCTAACTCTACCCTATCATATCAACTAATCTCATCTATAAATAAGATTTTATTCTTAGAATCACCAAATAAATTAGTTTTAAGAACTTCTATATTAATATTACTAGTAATGCTTACATTATTATTATTACTATCCTTAATATATGAAATATCAGAATCCTTTATTTGACGTCCTAGTATTTTCTCTACAAGTTCATTCTTAGTAAATGAATTTCCATCACTTTCAACACTATTTGTAAGTCTATCTGTTTGCTTTCTTGTTGGAGCTGATGTTATATAATTTGCATCTTCAAACATCTTCTTTAATAAGAACGCAACTCCTTTAGTCTTACCAACTCCAGCTCCTCCAAATACTACTGTAAAATTAAATAAAGGACTTTTAGTTTTAATATATGTATCAGGATTATCCTGAAAAATATCTTTTAATTTAATTATAATACTATTAAATACATCCTTATTTAGTATTTGAGAATAAGCTACTCTTACTGCATATTCTTGAGAAAATATTGGGGCATTCTTAAATTCACTACTACTAATTATCTCTTTTAATTTTTTATAAAAATTTTGAGAAGGAGTTGATAGTATTGTAGCAATATAAACCATTTGATCATACACAGTAATCTCAGTACTAGGATTTTTACTAAGAGTAGTTGGAGCTGACTTTACTAGTTCGTTACTATCAAACAACGAAACTATTTTGTCAGCTATTTCATCAGCAGAAAGATTTAGATTTTTAACTGCTTCAAAAATACGAGTTTCTAATGCTATAGAAGCCTGCTCTAATTGAGAGAAGTCTATATCTTCTCCACTAGAAGGTATTTCAATATCTGAGGATAATTGTTTTAAATCAATACCAAATATCTTAATAAACCTATCCTTAAGAATAGAAGTGTCATCAGTTAGTAAGCTAATGAATTTAGACTTCATATTTATAGCTATATCTCTCTGCTCTCTAAGTTTCTGAGATTGATTTCTTTCAGAAATATCTATTAAAGTTATTAACTGATTTTTAACTCGTGCTAGATCAGAAACAATATTAATTTGCCCTTGAACACTTATTATAGGTAACAGTTCTTTTTCTAGTGATTCCCTAAATTCATTAATTTTGCTATTAAAACCTCCATCTACTGAAGCATCAAGTATTGCTGATATAGCATCAATTAATTTAACTGTTTCTTTTAATTTATCAAGAGAATGTTTATCTCTAATAATAAAGTCTTCTACTTTCTTAGAATTAATAAAGTTAAACTGTTCCTCTCTAATTAGTTTAGTTACTTCTTGATTATCTAACTCTGCAACATTTGAAGCAGCTTCAATTAATTCATATATAGGATTAGTATTAATTTGTGATTTGATATTTAATACTTCTCCTAAATAATCATAGAATGATCTGCTCCCAAAAGAAGGTAATAAAGTCGGTAGTATATTCTTTAAATCAAGCTGATATATATTACTAAATGTATCAGACAAATCGCTTCTAAGAATATAATCGTAGTGCTCTAATGCTCCTTGAACATTATTCTTTTTAATATAATCAACTATCTTGATTAACTCATTAGATAAGTTTGCTATATCATCATCCATTCCTTCTAAGTCAATTCCTTGACTATCAAGAATAGATTGAATTCTATTAATTCAATTAGCTTGATCATTATTTTCTAAATTATTAATTTGAGTTCAATTATATAATATACTAGCTAAATCTGAATCAATCAAATCAAGATATAGATTATTACGTTTAATGTATTCTAAATATCCAAGATAAGAATCAGTATAGTTATTAAATGCTAAGTTTGTATCTGCTATTCTTATAGGTCTATAAAGAATATTACGTCCTTCTTCACTTAATGCTGGATTTAAAACTTCAAATTTAAGACTTTTAATTTGATTTAAATGGTCTTCTAATTGAGAAATATCTAATTTTAAGTTGTCTATTTCCTCATTAGATGATATTCCTTCTGGAAGGTTTTCAATAGCCTTATCTAGAGCTGTTCTACTCTCTTTTAGTCTATTAGAAATTTGGTCATATATAATATTATAGTCTGTAGCTCCTGGTAGGTATACTTTTCTGCTATCTTTGATTTTTTCTCCTACTGATTTCATAGCATTAATCATACTTTCTTGCATCTCAGAGAAAATATTATAAGCAGTTAATACCTTATGTTTTTCTTCAGAAGAACTATATTCTTTATACTCAGAATCAATTTTATCTTTTTCATCTTGCTGAAGACTATCATATTCTTTTTTATACTTCCAACGAGTATAATTATGTATACCAAATCCTGATACAAAATTATCTACTAATTGAGGACTTGCAGCAAATAATAGCTGTCCTGTATAGAAATCATTTTTCTTTCCAGTAAGTATTTCGTCTCGTTGAGCTCTTAGGGTGTCTATCTTAAGTCTAAGACGTTGATATTCACTATTATTTCTCATAGCTTCAATACGAGCTTCTATATCTTTTGGAGTTTTTGGCTCATTATCTGCTGGAGTCAATAAGTTTTCTAGTTCTACTTTAGTTTTAATTATTTCAGAAGTTAAATTATTTCAATCTTCAAAAATTTGACTATATAAACCAGATGAGATAATCTTGTCCTCTATTGTTTGTTGTCTACTTAACTTCTTAAGATTTAGATACCCTTGTCTAGTCTCTTCAATAGACTTACCAGCTATATCAGCTTGTTGTGTAATATATTGTAATTCAGCGTCACTTAAATCTAACCCTTCCTCTTTAAGAACTTCATTAATTCTATCAATATAAAATCCTATTTGTTGATATAAAAGATCATTTTGTGAATCACCAGAGCTAGTTGCTTTATATTGAGCCTCCGTTATATTACCATCTTTTACAAATTCTATTTCTGTGCCAGAAAGATTTGTACTACCTAACTTACCAGCTTTATGTAATCTGTCTAACTCCATTCTTAATTGGTTTTCCTTACCATCTCTTAAAAGATAAATTATCTCTTTTAGAGAATCATCATTTTGAGTTAGTGTACTATTAAGTATAGGGTTATTTTTTCTATCAAATCTATTATGTAAACTAAATACAGCACCACCAATGCCACCTCCTACAAATGAAGTAAAATATCTAGATATCATATCCTCTGGAGTAATTCCAAAGTTATAATTCCTTTCTTTATCAGCAATACCTAGTGCATTTAAACCTGAATATAATGCTTTTATTGCATCAGATGTTATTTCTTCTACCGTTTCCTCAACACCTTCATTTAGAGAATCATGAATTAGATTTCCAGGTTTCATCTTAGATATGTGGTTTACTATATTCTTCTGCATATCTAGAAGTCATTTAGCCGCCCCTTTAGAAGTAGATGTTTTCTTAGCTGTCTCTAATGCAAATTCTTTAGATGATAATTGTTCAGCAGCTTCTTTAACAACAGAGCGGACTTTTGCTCTATCTAAATATGTATCTCTAAACCAAAAGTCTTTGAAATAGTCATTATTCATCAGGCCATACATAGCTCCCATAGTAGATAACATACCTAAACCTGCTACTCTGTCTGAAGCACCTGCTTCCTTAAACGCATTATATGCTTCAGTGGAGGAAGTTCCCGCCATATAAGCTAAAGCTAATCCTCTGCCTCATTTAATGGCATTTTCACTAGGAATAGAATTTTTTGGAACAAACATCTTTGGAATATTTCCAATAACTCTTTGTTGGAATAATTGCATAGAGCTATCTTCAATTAATTTACCTAAATTTTCTATATTCCAAAAACTCTGTCTTCCATAGTCAGAAACACTACTGTCAAACCTAGAAAATCATGCTTGTATATCAGTTGCTGTCTGAGCTGATCTTGATGTTGATATATCTCCAGTTGCGATGCCTTCAATACTTTTAAAAAGTACAGGAAATAATTTTCCTAATTCCTTAGCTGCAGTCATCGCTCCATAATATTTTCCAACACCTGGAATAAACATCATGCCAACCTTAAAAGCTGTTTTGGCCATTGTGCCAATGACACTTTTATCAAGATCATCTGAATCAAAGAAATTATATTTATCTCACTTACTACCATCGATAGTTAAAGTGTCGGATATATGCAATATATCTTTATTTGCAATATCTCTATTTCCCAGAGTCTCATAAAAAGGATCTCCACTTTCATTAAATTTTAGGTCTCCTTTATTGTGCTTAACAATTCTACCGTTAACCTCATGTTCCCCATCTTCATCTCATTGAGCTAATACTAATGTAGGTCTTGTCACTGCTGATAATCCTCCTCAATCATTAGGAGTCCAATCTTCAAATTGTTGGGTATCATAGTTAAATACCTTATTAGTTTGAGCGACTTCTCTAATAGACATTGTTGGAGCAGAAGATTCTCTAAGGTTACTTAGTCCCCTACTTCTTCTCTCAGGATTAGAAAATTGAACTAATTTTGGTCTTATATTCGTCACTTTCCCCCCTATAGGAGCAAAGTAATCATTAGGATCATATTCATAGAAATCCTGTAAATCCTGAACTAATTTACTATTATCAGCATCATTATATAACTTTAAAGCTGTTTGGTAGTACTGATCAAATTTATTATCGTCAAAATTACCAGACTTGTCTTTAAAAGCTTCTTGTATTTGAGGAACTTTTTTGTAGTACTCCTTGTCTAATAAGCTGGAATTATCAGTTGTTATACCTAAATTAGCTAAGTCTTGCGGAGTTTTATTAGGCGAAAAGAATAAGGTCGCCAACCAATCATTTTTCTTCTGCTCAATCATAATTAGAAATTTGTCTGTATTTGAGACTCTTGTAGTAGTCTCCTGCGATTTAACATATCTGTATAATTACTAGCACTTGTTAATTGATGATTAGATACTACTGTTGCAATAGCACTATCTGTTATTGGAATAAATATAGCACTTTTATACATTGAGGATGCGTCTCCTATACCAAATAATCCTCCATCAAAGTTATTTCTATGTTTACTTTTCGAAGGAGTATCTGACCCATAATTAATATATTTAGAGTATAAATCAAATATATAAGACCCTTCGTCTCTATTTACATGATCAACTCATTCAGAGTCATCAATGTCAACAGCTTTATCACTAACATATCCATTGACAATAATAAAAGGATGGGCTTCTCTAAATGCTCACTCTCCTGTTTCTGGTTCTCTATAAATATCAAGATTTAGCTCATTCAACTTCATAGTTATACTATTTGGAGTAACTCCATATCCAGCATTTAATCATTCTTGGAATTTTTCAAACCTATTTTGTGCATCTAGATCAGGAGTTTTCTTACCTGTTGTCACATATATATTTTGATCAATCGGTAAGTATGTTCTTTCAATATTACTTATTCCGTCATAAACTACTTTGTCTAATTCACTTTCTGTAAGTAATCTATTTCCAAATGTTATTGAGTTTAAAGCTAAACTTGATCCCAGCCTATCTTCTTTAGTAAATACATCTCTAAGTGTACCCATACCAATTTGCTTACCAGTGGTATCTATTGGTTTGCCATAAGGTTGTGCTAAAGCTTTTATACCTCCTTTAGACTTAGAATGTGCAATAGTTATAGGAGTATATTGAACACCTCCATTTCCAGTAGTAATCATTTCCTCACGAGTCATTTCAACTTGTTTACTTGATGATCCTTTACCACTAGCACTACTGGCTGTAGAATCATAATCTAACTGTTGTTTAATTTCTCTAGTATGGTCAGTATGTTCAATAACTGCTATTTTTAATAAATTTTGAACATCTTTAGGATCATTTGGATTTAAACCTTCAGCTGTTGCATTGGCTCTTAACACATTTTTCATATTTCTAGGTAATGTTCTATAAAGGTAATTAACAGCAGCTTCTAAGCTTTTATCGTCATTATATCCTTGATCAGAAGTATTAGTAGATTCTGTAACTTTATATATGCCATCAGGAGAATCAAAACCCAGCAACTGTTCAAATCCTTTTTCAATTTGATCTTTCTGCTTAGAAGTATACCTATCAAATTGATTTGAAGATTTATTAGTACCAAAAGCACCAATAGTTGATTTCACATAATCTACTATTGACTCCATTCCAACAGTATTTGATAAGTCGGTTAAAATATCACTATTGTAAGCTAACTCTGGTTGTTCCTCTCTAAGTCGGATTAACTCAGAGTTTGTTAATATCCTATATTTATCTGGATTTTCATAATATGTATCTAAAGATACTATTTTAACACCATTATCATTATCAAAAACATACATACTCCCAGTATTAGTAATAGCTACTTCTGATCCAGCTCCTTCATCATTAATTTGTTTACTAGCCTGTTGATATAAACTGTTATTATGTTTAATTCTATTAGCCAAAGATTGTATTCTAATTAAATCTGACATATCATAAGATGTTTCCTGATTTCCTCCAAATAGAGATCCTAAATTTTGAGACTTTCTTAGAAATGTATTAGCTTTAGACAGAAAATAATCAACATCATTAGGAAGCCCATTTTCCTTCAATACATTAATAATTTCCTTCTGTATAAGTTCTTCTTTTTTATTATCTGTTGTTGTACTTGGTGTGTTTTGAGATTCTTGCTGAGCTATTGAATCTCTAGAAAAGGGGGTATAGTATATACCCCCTGTTTGATATCTTTTTATCTTCATATTATGACATCATTTTTATAAAAAGCCTTATGATATTATTGTTTAAATCATTCACAGCTTTGTTAATAGCTTTTTGCTGATCTAAAAATGCTTGTTCATTTGTTTCTCTAAACCTTTGGATTGTACCTCCTCTCTTATACCTGAAATATTTAGAGTCAGACAATTTTGGAGATACTTGATTAACATATCTAGGGATATTTAAATCATCAAATCACCTAATCCAAGAATGTCTTCTTTTAGGATCATTAGCTTGGTCTTGATAAATATCAAAGAATGCTTTACTACGTATATTAGACACTTGATCGGGATATTTATAACTTATATATCCTAACCAATCATTTCCTCATTGCTCTTTTTCACCTGCAGTCATACTATTAAAACCACCAAAGCTTTCAAAAAGTTGTTTTAAATCATTCTGATATTTAGTTTCAGTATTAATAGAATTCAACTTATCTTCAATATCAGTTCTATTCTGCAGGTCTTTAGCATAGTCCTGTCTAAACTGATAAATAAGATTTTTAACATTCTGTGTTTGTTGTCCAATCTTGTTAGCATCAGCCATATCTAATTGTGCTAAACCTTGGTACCAACGATTTCTATTTTCATTACTAATCTGATTTCTTATATTTGCATATTGTTGCTTTTGAGCAAGTAGTTTATCATTATACTGGTCTATCATTTGTGAAAATTTAGTATCTCTTTCTCCCTTTATTTGATCAACTCCTGCATCTCTCATTAACCTTTCAGCCATTACTTGATTTGGATCACTAGTGACTGTTTTATATTTACGTATTTCTTTAACACGATCATCATACATTCTATGCAAACCATTATCACTAAATCTAGAGTAGAATTCAGTTGGCATTTGCTGTTGAGAACCTATCATTCCCTTACGAATAGCATCTTTCATCTTTTGAGTAGTGCGATTAATACCTCTGGTAGATGCTATGAAATCACCAATACCAAGTAACATATCAGGATTAATACCAGATCATTTTAAATTTCTACTAGAACCAAACATACTTGAAGATGACTTCTTAATATTATTTGTATTAATTCCTGTAGACTGTTTAGTATATTTATCTATTGACTCTCTTAATTTAGGATCAATGTCATTTAAAGGCTTAACTCCTAAGAAATCTGAGGGAAGCCTAGGGTTTGAAAAAACATCTATTGGTTTTGCAGTAACAATAACTGATTCACTGTGCTCATTTACTGGTTTCCCATTTTTATCAAGAAATCAATTACTATTAGAACCTCCTTGTGCTTTAATAATCTTACCACCCTTTTTGTGAAATCTTAACCCAATATAGTCATCAACTTGTTGTAAATAAGGATCAATATTACGAATCTCAGTAGGATTTTTTATGCCACTTAAAGTCACAGGTATATCTCGTACTCCAGTACTTTCGGATAACATTAACGTAGAAGGAGCTTTAAATTTAATAAATCTTTTAAATACAGGATTTCTATAAAACCAGTCTCCTCCATATCTAGAATTAAACTGTAAAGTTGATGGAAGTAGTCATCCATTAGACTGTAATTGAGAAGCAATTTCAGGATTTCTTCTAATAACTCTTCCTAAAGTTCTTAATTTAGAAGTGTGGCCTGCTAAAGATCTTATATCAAAATCATCTGGAAGTTGTCTATTAGACATTCTAAATCTATAATTTCTACTCATAGGATTTCAACTTCCCGAAAATATATTTGATATAGTAGAATTTGTTTTAGATTTGGCAGCCTCTGCTGTTCATTTAGCCTCTTGTGCTTTAGATATTTTTAGATGGCCTGATTTAGTTAAATCTTCAATTGCTTGCTTATAGTTCTTAACAGTACCATCAGAGTTAGCCCATCGAGCTGGCTGGCCATCAACAAATCCTAATTCCTTATCAGCAACTACTTTATCAATATATTCTCTTTTTAAGCTTTCTTTTGTCTTAGCTTCTAATTTAGGTGATTTTCCTTTATATTGAGTAGATCTTATATTTTGGACTTCATTCTTTATTCCTTTAACAGCAAAAAGACCAGTGGATAAACTTTTTCAATCATCTAAAGTTCCTTTACCAGATACTATATTGTTAACCGCTAATACTGCACTAGTAGCTCCTGAGGCTAATAGTATATTCTTTAATAATGAAGCAGATTTTTTAACTGTTTTACTCATTTTAGCCATTTTACCACCAATTCCAACACCAGGGAGTAAGCTTATTGTATCTAATCCCAGTCCTAGAGCTAAGTTACCAAGGTCTCCTAAATCAAAACCATCACGGCTGACATCAGCTCCAAACTGAGCAAGAGTTGATCCATACCCTAAAGCACCAGCTACTGGATTACCACCAGTAGGGATAGCTGCAATTAATGATGCTAAATCGCCAGCAATGCTAGCTATTTGCATCTTATCCGCTTTAGTTAAATCTTTTCAATCTCCATTTTTTAAAGAGGTTTTAGCAACATCTTTGTCAGTTCTTTCAGTTATTGTCTTAGCTGTGGTATCATTTTCAATATTAGAAACTTTTGCTGCATTGATTCTACCTCCTGATTGAAACTTAGGTTTATTATCAAATATGTTTCTAGATGCTCTATCTCATCTTTCTCCATTAACCATAGGAGTTCTAGTAGTATATAAACTTCTAATTAAAGTAGAAATTGGAAGTAACGAAGAATCTATAATTACACCTCCTAATGTATTGCCTCTAAAATTCTGAGTATTTTGAGAAAGAATTTCCTGTCATTTACGAGATAATGCACCAGTAAATGTATGATTTTCAGGATTAGCAGAAAGAGCTCCTGAGTTTATTAAAGATTGAACTTCTTCTGGTGTCATTTGATAAGGTTGTTCCATTCCATCTCTATAAAATCATACATCATTTACATCATATGGATTTCGAAAGATTGTTGCAGCTGTGGTGCCATTAGAACCTGGAATATTAATTTCATAGTATCCTTTTGCTCTTTCTGACCATTTAGTAACTGGATTAGTAATATCCTCGTAATTTATAGAAACTCCTGATAATGGATCTAACTCCTCAGATTCTCCAGTGTTAATATTGTACTTTAATCTTTTAACTGCTTCAGGAGTTACAAATCCATATCTATCTCTAGCAGAATCTTTGTCATAATATTCATATACTACTGAATTTGGATCATTGGGATCTTTTAATGTTCTAAACATCATTCCTCTATTATTATTTCTTAATCCAGGAAGAAAGAAAGAATCATTATAACTTGTAAAAGGATTAGAACTATTTCCCCAAACATCTATTCCATTAGTACCATATATATTATTCTTGTTGCTATTTATCCACTGATCTAGATTTCTATAAAATACTGAGTTATCATCCTCTGCAACACTCTTTGGGATTAATTTACCATCAAATCAAAATCATCCTTTTAAGGGATCAAATTGATGCTTATCTCTTAGAACTTCATCATTTATGTATACTCGACTACCACCAAAAACTTGATCTCCATCTACATCTGCTAAATTATATGACCCATCTGGATTTGTAGTAACTTTTAAACCAGCAATGGAGTGAGTATTAGGATCAATGTTATCTCTGACTTCCTTTTCAGTAAGTTTAGAAGTTGATTGGTTAGTTGAAGAATTTTTATTAGTAGAATTACTATCTAAAAATATACCGATATCATCTAGAGCTAACTTATCCTCTTCGGTTCATGTCCCATTTTCCACACGCTCCACTAAACTCTTAACACCTTCATCCCCTAAACGATTGTAAAGATCTATATAAGCTTGCTTATCAAGATTACCATAACCCTTAAATGTATCCTTATCAGTATAACTAGCAATATCTTTTAGGGCTTGAAGTCTCCTTCTAACTTGTAAATTATTAGCTCCTTGTATAAAAACTTTATTTCCATTAACTAATTCATAATTCCCATCCTTGTCTCTTTTATACTCGACATTTATAGCATTAGATCAATCATATATCGAATTGCCAGGAGTAGGAGCAGTATAAGTAAATCCCTTTAAAGCATTAATTGCATTTCTAGATGCATTTTCCTTACCTCTTCACGAATTACCAAAAAACCTTCCTATTCTACTTCGACGATTCCCCAATCGATTATTTTGACTATTTGTAACATCAAATTGTACATTTCCATCTAATCTATCAGCATTAGAATCATAGGATAAATTTTCTCCATTCCTTAAAGCATCTGTAATTTTACTAAATTGATAGGCTGTTTCGTCGTCTAATGATTTACCATAGTTTGTTAGTTGATTTAAAAAATTATCATCAACTTCAAACTTATTTCCATCAATAGTAAAAGTACCATATCTTTTATTAGAAGTAGAACCACCTTTTTGATATTTAATTATTTGTGCCATTCTATCACACTTATATTATACTTAAAAAGGGGAATTGATCATCTACAATCCCCCTTTTATCTTTCAATGATCTACTTACGACATTTCTTGCGTTTTACAAGCTTACCACCTTTCTTGAAAACAGGCTCCGAATCAACAGGAGCTCCTATTGGTTCTTGTGCAGGAGCTTGTGCCTGCGAAAGTAACGAAAGGAATGCCTCACAAGCCTGTGCTAGTATATTACAGTCACCAGACTGTAATCCTTGAGCCATCATATTAGCAATTTCTACAAGTGGATCTTGCTGTGCTGCTGCTGGCTGTTGTGCAGCAGGTGCAGGAGCACTACCACCTTCCTGCATAAATTTAATTACCTTCATATAAATATTTACTTTATTTAATTAATAATTTTATAAATTCTTCTAGTTAACTCTTTCATTATCATATATTCATTTAATGCTCAAAGATAATACTTTAGTTTTTAATATCCAAATAAATTCTATAAAAATTACTTCTGTGATAAATTTTATATAAATTGTTTGACATATTAATTATATATTACTATCTTTGTATCACAACCCAAGAATATAAAATAGAGTCTATTTCATTCTCTAAGGAGATGCTAGATTAAACATGAGATAATAAAGGGTTAAAGAAGATAGTTATTATCTTCTTATGGAGAGTAGAATAATTCTACTCTCCTTTTTTATTGGGGCCAGAAACATATTCTGGTTTTCTTTCGTCTTGTTTTTTTAATATTTTGAATATATATTTTCCTAATTTCTTGTAGTCAGAATCCTTCTTAGATTTATTGGCGCGTTTCGCTTTACTAATTAATGATTTAGTTTCTTTAATTGATATAATCCGCTCACCACCAACTAGATCCATTTGAGGCTTGCCATCTGATCCTAATATATACATCTTTTCTACCTCTTCATCAGAAATATCATCATCCTCAAAGTCTAATTCATCTCCTATTTGAATTCCAGAATTAGCATTAACTTCAAGAACATATACTAATTTTTCGTCAGGATCAGCAATACACTCTATAACTTCTTCTGATTTAGGTTCTCCATATTCTACTGCAACTACCTCATCATCATCATTTATAAAGATAATATCAATAGGAAAATCCATATCTTTAGTATTAAATACTAGAGAACCTTGTGGATTACTAGAGTAATTAAACAACATACCCTCTGAATCCTCCATAGACTCTACATTAGAAAGTCCTTGGGTTTTTTCTTCTTCAGTTTCTGCAACTAAGACCTTATATTTCTTATCTGCTATTTCAACTATTGTTTCTTTCATACTACTTAATAAATATTATGCTTTTCTACTTTTTCTCCATGTATTTTACCATCAGATCCTCTTACTAATACATAAGCTCCAATAGATGGCACTGAGGCATTTACTCATTTTGCAAATTCTTCTCAGTTAGTGACAGCATTATACAAAGTAGATATATCATTATCAAATCTTCCAGATTCAATATACTTTTCAAATCCTTGTCTTAAACTTTCTGGGGTCATTAATGTCTTACCATCTGTTATTCCTAAAAAGTTTTTTATTTGTGTGACCCTAGGAGCTACCTCATTTCAACTACTTCCATTTACAAAAATATGTTCACCAAAATAATTTGGATTTGGTCCTTTGTCTAATTTACTAAAATCTAGAAATTTTCCCATAGGACTGTATTGTCTCTTAGGTCCTCTAAAAACTAAGTCAATAGTATGATGTAATTCGTGGTCTAAAACATCTCGTTTTTCTTCCGATGTTAATTTAGAATAAGATCTATCTATATTTTTATTCACTATTTTCTTACCATTATAATCAATTATATCTACTACTCCACTATTAAACCAATATCTAGGAGTTGAAGAATTGTCTAAAACAGGATGCATTGAGCTAGGTTCAATATGTCCAACTCCAGCAAATCTTCCTCTAGTCTCTTGAGTAGGAGTATATCTTTCTACATAAGTTCCTAATGATTCTCCTATTAAATTATCATTGTATTTTTTTACAATTTGCATATGTGGTCCTATTCCACTATGTAATTCTGGTAATGCATATTCTGGATATCCCACTCTTTTAGCTCCTCCTGAATCTAATCTCTTAGCAAATAAAGATGGACTTTCAGAATAATCTTTTGTAGGACCGACATTAATAATATATCTATTACTAGTTTGAGATAATTTAGGAAAATCGTTATATATATTCTGATACTTATTATTAAATGAAAATAGTTTTATTAGATTTTTAGTTTTATTAATAATTTTCTTAGATAAATTGTACCCTCCTAATAAATCTAATATATCTACAGCTCCAGATAATGCAGCTTTTCCATAATTACCAACTTTTGCTTCTCTATAAGTTTTTTGTATACCATTCTTACTAAACAAATTTCTAGCTCCATCCGCTGTTAATCCAATATCAATTCCTGTCCTAATTCATCTTGGTAATTGTCTATATACTCAAGACACTACTTTTCCTGAGGCTGAAATAGACGGAGCTGCTAAAGCTCCTGCTCCAATTATTGCTGGAATATAAATAGCTTTATTTAATCCTTCATACCCTCTTCTTTGTCTAGCTGCATCCTCTCCTACTTTTCCTAACAACTCTCTAGCTTCCTCATTTCCACTATTTGCAGAAGATGTTAATGTAGAAATATAGTCTCTATATTTACTAGGATTAGCTTCTTTCAAATCGTTGATTCTTGTTTCTAAAGGTATAGTTGGTTTTGGAGGAGTATACAGCTCTGGATTTCTATTAATATTATCCAGAGCTGTAACAACTTGTGATCTTATATCTAATGGCATATTACTTTATACTTTTAATTAACCCACTCCTATCATCTGTATTCTTTAACAACTCAAAACAAACTAGTTTACCTGCTTCTATAGCTATATTATCTGAAGGATCCTTCTGATATTGGCTGTATAAAGATTCTAGTTGATCGGTAAATTCTTTTCTAAGAGTTCATTCATTCTTTTCAATCTCAGCAGTTTGAGTGACTCCTCCTTCTGAATGAGTTATTACTGGAATACCTTTTTTTGTAATTTGCCCTTCTAATTCTGGATTTACTTCCTCTAAATTGTGTTTTCTAGCATGTAAAGCTCCCTCTGGAATTAGGTTCATTTTACCTCCAAGTTGAAATTTCTGAGTATCTTGATTTTCTGTAAGTTTAATTGATCAGGAACTAATAATTTCTCTAGCACGATCTAATTCAGGAAATTTCATACCTTTTTTAGATAATAATAGTTTAGGCTCATATCCTGCATATCTATTTTGATTTTGAGATAAATAAGTATCCGCTGCAGAGTTTGATTTTCTTAGTTTAGCCTCATCCATAATACCCAATATTGTATTTTGAGTTTTTCTAGCTTCTTGTATTGCTCTATTTCCTTTTTTGGCAAATCCAAAATCAAACAATCCAGCCTTTTTCCCTGAGTACTTACTAATAGATTCCGAAACATCTGATTGTGAACCTCCATAACCTGACCCAAATTGGTCAGTCATGTCAGCTAATGAATCTACTCTCTTACCCCCAATGCCATTTAATAAATTTAAAGCGGTGCCAACAGCCATACCAACTGGACCAAAATTACTTGCTACTTTAGAAACTGTACCAACAACTGCAGACCCAGTACCCTGAACTCTATCTTTAGTGCCTCCTATTAGATTTCCAATCATTCCTCCAGCAGCATTTGCCATACTTCCTATACCACTACTAGGAATTAATGAATTAACGGTGTTAGTTATACTATGAGCTGTCTCAGCCCCCTTACCAGTTTTTTCATCTCCTATTAATGATGCATTAATCCCACTAATTGCAGATCCTATTGCATTAAATGTTTCTCCATGTTCTGCATCAAGCATAGATAATTTCTGCCCAAAAGACGGTTTGTTAGCTGATTTTGGGAGTTTATTATTAACTTCTGTTTGTATCTTTTTATTTAAAGCTTTATCTGCTTTTACTGGTGCAACTTTATTTAGAGATTTAGTTGCGGATGTTAATTTAGATTCACTGATAACAGGACCTAAATCTGATTTTTTAACTATACTTTGAGTCCCTATAGCATTTGGTATAGTTATTTTACCAGTTCCCTTTCCGTTGCCACCAAAAGTAGCATTGGAAAGGGAATATAGATTATTTAAATTATATTTAAGCATAACTTAATCTTAATAATGTTTGGATTGCATTTATAACTACTAGTTTATCACCAGTATACTTAATTCTAATTTTTAATCACTTGTCTCTAATTCTAGTAGACTTTAAGTCAGATTTTACTCCGTCTTTACGTTTAATTTTATAGTTAATTGGAGTAATAGTATTATATCACCTATCTTCCTTATATTCAATATTTCCTAAACGCCTTCCTACTCTCTTAATATTAAGAACAGGTTGATTTACCTTGATAAAATATTGATTTAATACAGGATCTCTATCAATAGATATATTATCACTAAATTCTTGACTATATTCAGTCCCACTAAATTCTTTAGAATGTTTATCATTGTTATATTTATCTTCATCAAAAGATCCATCAGGATTTCAATAAGATTCCTGATCTACATGTTCTGATTGATAAATCCCAGCTTTATTAAAATCATAAACATCACCAACTAATTCAAATTCTAAACTATTTGGTTCTACATTATTAGATATTAAGACTAAATTATCAAATACCTTATGAATTCCTGCTGGATTATTTACTACAAATTCAAACTCAAATGGCTCTTGTTTGTCATATCATTTAGTTGGATGTATCTCATTATTTGGATTTTGATCAAAATAATTTATTTCGTCAAATACACCTGCTCTACCATGCATATAGAATCCATTCTTAAGTAGTAGATCATATTCTTTAACTTTATCCTCCATCTTAGACTGAACTAAATAGTTATAGTCTCTAATTAATACTATAGATTCCTTAAATGAATTACTAGAAGATGATACTTTATTTTCATTAGTTTGACTTGAAATATTCTCAGAATTATCTATATATGTAGAAACTATTTTTGGAGTTACTTCAAAATCAATTTTTAAATATAATAATTTTGAAACTTCTTCAAAATCATTTATAGTTAATTCCAAGTTCCTTCCATTTTGGATTATACCAATTTTTTTCTGAAGTCTTTCTGGATCTATATCTCCAACTAAATATTGAGAATATTCTATTTCAGATTCTGAACCATCTGGTTTGTAGGATCCATTAATAATTTTACATTTAATATCATATTCTGTTTTTGGAGAATCTGTGAACTCAACTATATGCTCAACTCCATTTGTATCTAAAATAGATGATGTAATAGATGTTATTCTTATTCCAAATTTCTCAAAGAAATCATAGCCTTTAATAACTATAGTTCTCTTGATATTATCATATTCTCATAGATTACCACAGGTTCTTCCAGAAATAAAGTTTTTATTAATATATTCAATCCTTTTATCAATTTCCTCTATTCTAGTAGAATTCTCTGGTAAATTTCCCTTCTCTAAACTCTCTTTTTCATTATTTAATTCATCAACCTCGTTTTCTTCAAATCTTTCCTCAATATGAGCTCCTGAATTTGTGTTAATATTATCATATATAATTCCATATAATGAAGCTCTCTGACGATCTAAAGTTAAGAAAATGTTATTAACATTGGCTGAAGATAAAGGAGTTCAACTATATTTAGTGATTCACTTCTCTAGACGCTCGTTATAGCATAAATCTCATACCTTATTTCCATTATAGAATGTAAACATTACATCACCTTTATAGTTATTGTAGTGAGTCTTTACATTCTTTAATGCTACTATAGGATACTTATCCTCTTCATTTAATATTATATTATCATTCAAGAATCTCTGAACTACCATATCAGATATTAGCCTAAATCCTTCTGCATTGTATTTCCAGATTTTTTTAGCGTAAGTGTCAACCCCATAAATTGCATTTGGTGTTCTAATAATTGATTCTTGCCAAATACTTCCATAATCTTGAGAAATAGGAGTAACTTGATTTTGTAAAACTCCTGCACCATACATGTGTATAGATTGACCTGTAGTAGTAGCTATAAGTGCTTTTTCATTAATAGGAATTAAGGCACATCCATGTTCAAAGACACAGAATAAGTTAGTTCCATAAGATATTAGTTTTACAATAGCCCCATATTGTCTTTCTATATCTTTATAATCTAATCCTTGAAATATTCTATATGCATTTCTAAAGTCATCCTCTACTTGTACATTACTAAACATAATTCTAGTATCAAATACATCCTTTACATAAGGTACATCAGGGGATGTAAAGTATTTTTTAGAAGGGACTGTTGTAGAATATCCTGCATTTAATAGAGTACTTTCAGGTATTTTACTAGACGGAGCTGTATTTATACCATGTAAAGGATAGAAGCCTCTTGGATTTCCCATTAATGCCATTTCATCAACATAAGATGTATCCTCAGATCGTAGCCCTAAATTATAATTTGAAAGACATTTATAAGTAACTCACATTCCAAGAGGTACAGTATTCACATCTGCTCTGTTTATCTCTTTTCAATCAGAGGTAGTAGTTTGATTATATCCTTTATACCCATTTTTCCAAGTTTCTGGATCAACTATTATATCATTAGTTGGAGTTTCAGAATCTATAAAATTCCTTATAATTCTAACTGTTACTGTATTTGTAAAACAATCCCCTCTAAATACAGTTGGAGTGAATTTTACTTCTTCTAAATAGTATTCCTCCGTAGATGTATTAACATATTTATTTTTATCAATAGTTAGTACATTCTCTTCAATCAACTCAACTTTATCTTGTGTCCTCTTATATAAATCGTAACGAGACTGTAACTTACTATCATTCAATTCGTATCTGGGACTAATTGCCATAAATGGAGAGAGATCATTACCTCTGATCTTAAAATACTCACTCATAAATGTAGAAGAATAATTTCCAGATTTTATATTATAGATACAACTTGGATCTAAAACTTTATTAGTTCCAATAAAAGGACAATAGATTCCTCTTACTATTTTATTATTATTTTGTTCATAATTTTTTGAACCTAAAAACCTAACATCTTTACAGTCCTCTGATGATCCTACTCTGGTTGAAAATCCATAGCTATCATAATATTTTAATGGTATATCAGTATCTATATATACACATTTGGCCTTAGTTGCATACTTTTTATCTGCGGATTCTTTAATAGTATTTATATAGTAATGACGTTTATTAGATAATGACGTTGATAACTTATCTTCACTATTCATGGTTTCATATGCTTTTTCTACAATAAACTCAGAATTATCAAACATAGATTGTAATTGATAGTTTACTATAGTGTCAACACTTAATAATCCACTACTTTGTATATTAGCTGTACTAATTAATCTACTACTATAATCAGTACTTAAACCTAAGCTAGAATCTATAAAGGATTCTGTAGTATACCCCTCTTCATCCTGTACTCCGTATATTAATGGTATATAAGATGTTCTGTCTACTCCTATTGAGAATCCTTGACATAAAATGTTTGGAATTCTTTTCTGACGTACAAAGAAGAATCCTTTTATATTAAGTTTTTTATTGTTCCTTAATTCATTAATTAATCCTGAATCGAATGTAAATTCAAATCCTAAAGGATGTACTCCTTTTGTTCCGTCTTTACTATAGATACTCTTATCTGGGAGTTTAAATACTCCTTTAGTATTAGATAAGTTTGTACCATCCGTATTAGGAATAAAAAATTCATCTTGTGAAATATGTTCATCCTTATTATATACACCTATATAATTTACTGTGTCCAAATCACTAAATTCACATCCTCTCAAGTTATAAACTGGACTTAATGAGTCATCATTAAAAATATACACTATTCCAAGTCTATATAATTCCGATGGTCAATATCCTAAATAATAATATATATTTAAAGGATGATAATACTCTGTTTTTGTAATTTCATCTTCAGAAATCTTAGTATAAGACCCAGGATTAATATAACCTATACTATCTTCTCTTTGAACTAATTTTACTCTTATATAATATGATAAATTCTGAAGAGTTGCATTATCCAATATAGTTTGCTGTATATTTCCTAGAAATAACATGTTTTGAACCTGAGCTTGTGTTTTAACCCCAGTACATATGTTATATTTAATGTTTAATTCTTCTTCATTTATAGATGTAATCTCCTCGAACCCATTAATAGTTATAGTCTGACTTGTGCCTTTAATTTCACATGGCTTAGTAATAAAGTATGTCTCATCTTTAATTACTCCATTTAAATCAGAATATTCTCTTTTGCAGTAAATGAATATCTTATTAAAAGAAACATCAATGTTAGTTAACATCAAAGTTATAGACTTATCTGTTCTCTCATCCTCTAATGTTCCTGATATAGTGTTAATTTCATGTAATGATCCTTTAAATATTGAAATCATACCAGATTCAGCTACAATATCTGTCTTATTGTAATCATTATCTGCTAATTTAATATAAAAAGTATAATTACCTCCTTTTAATTGTCCAGAATAAGATACATTTACAAGATCTATTTTTGGAATCTTATTTATATTTCTAAATAATCTAGTTTGAGTGTCTATCTTACCTTCTCTATAGATATTTGTCTGCTCTGTTTGATTTCTAACTATTCTCCTATAGCGATTATCCTCTATTGTTGTATAAGTAGTATTTACTATTCTAGGAGGGTTTTTATCATCATTAATTATTAGATTAACAGTTCCATCATATGATGGTTGGCATTCAATACTTACTGGATTATTTAGATCTAATGAAATTTCATCAGTAACAAAATCTTGAAGACTACCATCTTCTGTTAGTTTGTTATGAAGTGGGTTATATTCATGAGTAATATCTCCCTCACTATAAAATTTTTTTGCCGTAAGATTTAATTTCATTATGTTATGTCTGTTGTTATACTCTTGTAAGTCTCTTTAAATTCCTGAGTAACTTGCATTAAAGAATCAATATTACTGCCCATTGTTTCAGGCGGTTCTAAAATAGTTATTCTATCCGATTCATTTATTATAGATATAGTTGGAAGTATAGAGTTACCAATAGTTCCATCTCTCATTGCAGGAGCAACATCACCACCTATATCATCTGTAGTAAAATCTTTATTGCAAATTATATCATTATAAATATTATTATTGTTACTAGACGCATTATGTACTTTTAACATTGCAGTTAATGCGTGAGCAAAATTATACAATGGATTATCTCGTGTGGTTGGTAAATCACATAATAATGAACTTAGGTCGACATTACTATATTCTAATATTTTATTTCTTGACTCGTCAATAAAATTAAATAAACTTTGATAATTAAAGTTTATATTGTTTATACTATCTAAAGTATATCATTCTATATTTTCAACTTTTACACTATTAGATTTAACAATTTTTTGGTCTGTTATTCTTCCTAAATTTTTTAAGTTTACATTAGAGTACTTTCCTGATTCTTCAAAATCAATATCAATTTTAGCATCTAATAAAGAGACTCTATTATATTGAATATCAACAACTCTATCTTCTCTATTAAATTCTAGAAAAACATCATTTATAGAAGTAGATAAATTAGATATAGATTCTGTTAACAAATATACATTTTTAGTCTTTAGATTCTTTAGAGAATATATATGTAGACTAACTGCTAATAATATTGATGCAATATAATTATTATTAAATCATGTTTTTCCAATGGTGTTTAAAGTAGTATATGTTGAACTGGAGTTATCTACGTCTCCGCCGTTTATATACTTCCCCTTTCCGACACTACCACTATCTGGAGTTACTAGCTGTAATAAAGCTACTCCAAAACTTTTTATATTCTCTGAGTAATAGAGAACTCCTATTCCACAGCTGATTCAATTTGTATCTTCTACTATAGTACAATCTGGAAATCTTCAGCCAAAACCCACACCAGCAGGACCATCATAATTTCCATGAAGCCTAAATAGTATAGGAACAAATAAAGGTAAATGTGCTCCTTGAAGTTTTTTAGTCATAATAGGAAGTAATGTACGCCAATCTTCTTTTCCTGGTCCACTACTACTTGACTCTCATACCCATTCCACACTGTTACTAGTTGCATCATTTTTTGTAAATCTAAAAGTTGGAGTTACTTTATTTTCTTTGTTGGCATCATATTCAAATAATGATGCTGATCCTTCAGATCATGCTCCATCATATAAACCACCTTTAGTTGAAAAGTTAATAATGGCCAAGGAGCATCTAAGAGTCTCATTATACTTAGAAAAAGCTATACCTAACTTTGCTGTATTTTCACTATATTTCCCAATAGTAGAATATTCTTTAAGCTTTTTTCACCCATCTAAATTACTTTCTTTATTTGTAGGTTCTTTGGGTATCCACCTTACGGCATTGTCTTCATTACCTATGTTATTAAAAGAATAGAAATATCAGGGTATACTTTCAAGTAAATACTGACGATTAGCAGTTACGACAGGAATTTTACCTTCTCAGTCTATTAGAACTCCATCAGCTACTAAATTCTTTATACTAATATTGTCTTCAGATCATGAATTATCAAAAACTATTAGCTCTGAGTTATTATCTCCTTGGGTAGTATTGTATACAAGTTTATTATTTGTTATCTTAGTATTATAAGATATATCAGACCATATACTATCTCCAGTATCTAGATCACATTCTATAGTTCCTTTATTTAGTTTACCTTTAATTGTTTTTCTTTTTAAATAACCACTATATTTTTTAGCTGGATTATTTTCCGTTGTTTGTATATCATTAATATTTTTATTTTTAAATAATGTATCTTCATCAAGCTGTAAACAAAAATCATCAAATATACTTTTTATTGAATTTTCAAAGAAATATCCGTTGTCTTCTTCATACTCTTCCGTAGTGGAGGAGAATGTTGAACTTCTAACTTGTAAATGCTCTATTAATCCTTCAATTCACTCATCTCCTGAAATAAGTTGGTATTGATTATACCTATTATAAAAACTATTCATTAATTCAGAAGTAATGAGAATCTGTTCTCTTATAAGTATATCTGAGGATTCTATTGATAATATATAAATATTTTCCTTTTTAAAGTTATCATCAAATTCCAGAGATATAAGATTTTGTCCTCATAAATTTAAATCTTTATTGTAATCTAATACACAAGTTCCTTTTTTGAATCCGTTCTTAGTATCATTTGCCTCTACTGAGTATATTTTTAATTTAATACTATCAAGTGAAGATAAATTATTAACAGGAGTAAAAATACTCATATTAATATTTACTTGAGAATCATTAATTAAATACTTATAAGTATCAAATATTTGTATATCAGTTGATTCTAGCAGATCATCAATATCAATAACATACTCAACTGTATACTGGTCAAAAATATAACCAAGATTTTCACTATTTTTTGTATCTTGTATATATGGAATAGCTTTGATTACAATTTGTTTTAATTTAGAATATTCAACTTCTTTATTAGATGAATTTACTTCTTGATAATTCTCATTACATTCTTCTAATAATGGAATACACTCCCCAGATTTTCCATCTAACCCTATAATAGTTAAATTATCATACTCAGTTTTTTTTAGATTATGAACATCTATAAGGTTTCAATAATTATCATTAATAGTTGAGTCTTCATATATAAGCTTATATCCAACTATATTACTATAAACAGTACTAATTCTATCTGCTACATCTTTATTATATATTTGAGTCTGTGTTTGAATAGAGAAAGATACACAACCACTAGATTTTTTCTTCTTTTGATCATTTATGATTAAACGAGGATAGTCTAGATCTGTTATATATAAATTAAAATAGTCTATGTTATATAACTCAGGTTTTGCACATATTCATCCTGGACAAGACCATGTTACATTTGACATACTTGAAGAATCTGTATAAGGAATATTCTTTTCTTCAACACTATTAGTTATATCATATAGTTTTTTATCCTCATTTAACGAATAGTACTTTCTAAATTGAAATTTTCAAGTACTACTCTCGTCTCCATTTTTTTCTAATCAGTATTTATCTCCAGGATTAAGATACAAATCTTGCATCTTTTCGGGATTCATTAATATAACAAGAGTTTGTAACTCCGATAACTTTGTATATTTTGGTATACTATCTGGTATTTCATCATTAAATAGGGCATTAAGATCACTAACATCTAAAGGTTTCATTTCAATCCCTAAGTAATCTTGCTCGTTTTTTTTGTCATCACTATTATCAAACAATGTTTGAGGGGAAGGATATGAACCAATCTGACATAATTTATCAATAGGATTATAGGAAACAATATAAATAATCCCCCCATATTCCTTAACCCCTACTGGTATATAATCTGAAGGTAATTTAGCTTTTTCAAGCTTATAATTACCCATATCGTTTTGTAATATAAATTCATTTCCATTATAAGTAATAACTGTGCCATTGATACAGTCAGTCAAAATATTATTGGGGGTAGTTAATGGATGTAAATCTGTATTAAGTCCTTCTGTGAAAACATTAATTTGTGCTTGTTTTGTATCCATAATTGTTTATATTGTAACAATCTTACCTTTAACATCTCTATCTGCAAAATGTTTAAAGTTTCTTGTTGTTATTGTTTCTTCTGTAAATAACCATCCTACATCAATAGGATAATATAGTATAAAAAAGTGTTTCTTTGATTTATCTAGGAAACATTCTTCTTTTATTTTATACAATTTCAGATTAGTAAATTTGATTTTATTACGCCTTTTTGAGGTTATCTGAGATTGATAAAACTCCCATTCTGCTTCACTAAGACCAAAATAGTATATACCATTATATTCTTCCTGAATATACTTATACTTTAATCGTAGTTTTATTCTAGTTTTAATATTATTATATAGTGCTCGTTTATGATTATCTATAAACATCTTACCACAATAAGCAGTGTAATCTTTATTATGTATTTGAAGGTCAGCTCCTTTTTTATTTAATGTGTAAAAAGTATGAAATCCATGTTCTAAAACTCTTTTAAGCTCATATCTAGAAATATGTGGATATTTATTTTCTAATATATCTAAGTAATCATCAAGTTCTTTAATCATACTAATAATATTGTTTAGCCTCGTTTGTGTGTTTCTCAATTAGTTTTTTGAGTTCCTTGTTTACATATATAGGTTTTTCTTTAGTATCAACTGTTCTAGTACTATACTTATACACTAATTCATTACCTGTAAACTGAGAAAGTACATAGTCTATATTTTTAAACTTTCCATATTTATAGAGTTTCTTAAACTCTTCATCAGAAAATTGCTTCATATAAATTTCAGCATAATTACCATACTTAAGAGGCAATACAAAGGTAACATTATTCTCAATAATATCCAATAATATCTCATAAAAACAATCTTTAAAAATCTTTGCAGCAAGTTGCTTTGGATTTTTATATCTATTTTTTACTCATCTGCCCTTTAATAATTTTTTATTTAATCCTGTATAAATTTCTTCTACAGAAAATGCATGCTTAAACATTCCATAATTCATACTTTTGTTTGCTTTATAATATAGGAGAGAATTTTTTCCCATACATTTTACGATCTCATCTAGTTTTTACATCTAATACATTATTTATATCATTTTGAGATAAATGTGCAGGAATTCTTGCAGAATTACATAAACGTAACCAATCATTCTTAACAGCCGCTGCTAATTGAAATAAATTTCCATCCTTCTGAATTAAACTTTTCTTATATATATCTATATAAGCACAATACGCAGCTAATGCTTGTACTTCTTTGTCTGTAAGATACGGTAGTCCATCCTTATCAACAATAATACCATGGTAGAGGATTGTAACATTTGCATAGTCTTGATCAAATACTAAATAATCCCCTTCTTGTCGATACTTAAGTAATACTCCACTATTATAAAAAACACTTTTATCTCGTTTTCAAGATTCAATATACTCCTCAACCCATTGATTGTAAACATTAGGGTATACACTGTAATCGTTAGTAGTTTGAGCATCCATACGTCTTCCAAATACAGCTTCAATAAATTCTACATTACATGGTAACTTAATTTTTCTATCTTGTGTATGAGTAGTATATTTATATAAACTAGTTTGCCTATTTCCAATTAATTCTCATCCATTTAAGCAAATATCCTCAAAATTTGTAGTATCTATTGATGTGCCATATAAAATATATGCTTGAGAATATACTGATTTAAAATTATTTCTGTTCATAGTTATCGAGGTTGTTGATCATTAGGTGTAACGGGACTTGCAAGTTGACGGAACCATCTTACATATTTCTCAGTCATTCTACGTATAATTTCATTACTTAAGATTCCACAATCTAGGTACGTATTAGGATCTTCAGAGCAGCAATCTCACTCTAATAACTTTCTAGGATCTTGAAATAAAGCTATAATAGAAATATATTTAACAAAAGGAACATTAAATATATATCCATCCATATTACCATTGGAATTAATTGCAGTGTCTACATACACATAGGGACTTTGAGCTCCTCTCCTACGATGCTTATGAAATCTATAAGACTCATCTGTATAAACATTATACTTTATATTTCTATCAATACTACCTATAAACCTAATTGTATCAACTCCTTTAATATAGATAATAGGTGGTATTTCAAAATGTAAAGCTTTTTCTCCAATTTGAAGCTCACAGCACTTAGACATATAATCACAATTAACTTCTACACAATTAATTGCAAGAAATAATTCATCTAATGTTAAAACTCCTTTTAATAAATACTCTCTCATAACTTGATTGCGCTCTGCAACAACTTCATCTTCTAATTGTTCTATAGAAATCTTAGGATTTGAAGTTATGCCTGTTAATCCTCCAACAACAGAGTTATAAACTGCACTAGATATTTGTTGTAGTGTCATAATATACATATATAAAATTAAGCGGGACGGGATTAACTCCCACCCCGCTATCTGTATTGATATTATATTTTTACAGTAAAAGTTTTATATGACTTATATATATATCCTTCATTAGATCTATATAAAGTTTCTACTGTATACTTATCTCCTATTTGAGGTGTATAACCAGGTTTTGCTTCAACTCCTCCATATTTATCAATAATATAGTTTCTATTATCTGTAACCCTATACTCAAAAGTAGCATCTGCTTTAAGGCTAGGATCATCTATAGTAGCTGAAACAACGAACTTAGACATATTATTCTATATCTTCAAGTCCTTGAGCCTCACTTGGATCAGCTCCTTCGGCGGCGTGGGCTTTCTTAATTGCAGATCGGTTTTCCTTAACCTTAGATTTGAGATCTGCATCAGCATCACTATTTGCCTTAATTGCAGCTGCATTTGCTAAATCTTGTGATGAAGCATAAGCATCAGGAAGAATAGTAATTTCGTGCTGACCGTCATTTCTACCAATAGTTTCAAAGTCATCATCTACAAAACCAATCTCTTTGAACTTTTTCTTAAATTCTGTTACTAAGGAAGAAGCTACAAAGAAAGTATGTAATGTTGTCGAATGATTTGTCTGACCAGCAACTGATAAACCTCCAAAATGAATTCCACGAGGAACACAATAGGCAAAGCTAAACTGAGTATACTTAACACCTGGAACAGGCATTTCTGGAGCAGAAGGTGAAGTAAAACGAAGATTTGCATAAGTTGGAAGGCGTAGATTATGAAGAAGGTATTCATAGGTACCAAATTCAACATTGTTTGGAGTATATGTAACATAATCATTACCTTTCTTAAGAGCACCTGCGGACACATTAACAATTTCTACAGGCTCTTCTGAACTTCCAGCACAACGTTCATCACAATCATAACGACTAATAACAACCTTCCGTACTTTTTGATAAGAATCAGATCCATCAATAGTTACATTACCACCTGAATAAGATGTATTAACAAATTTATATTCTTCAGGAATAGCAGCTGTAATAGCATCGTAAATAACTTTAGCAGCTGCTTCATTATGTTCTGGAAGAACAACATCTACTAAAATCGGCTTACGAAAATACCAAAGAGCTGAGCCATAATCTCCACGGTAGTCATTATCAAGCCCAAGCTCAATTAAAATCTGTACATGTTGTCCTAGAATAGCAGAGGGAGCATGTAAAACTAACTTAAAGTTAGTTCCTGTAATAGGATCAGTTTCATAAATCTTGTGATCTACAATATACTTAGCAAAATACTCACCTCCATCATGGAAGCGTACTTTTTTATCAATTGCAGGTTTACCAAGACCTTTATCTGTACCTTCTACAACCTCAACATTATCAAGACTGTTAAGTACTACTTCTTTTTGAAAATTCCACATATTTTTCTAAATTTTAAATTAATAATTATTTACTTCCAGGTACAGCTATAGTCTGATTAATAGGAATATTTGTTTGTAATCTTGGATCACTTGCATTTTCTAAAAATAACCTAACATAAATGTTGATTATTTCGTAACACACATAATCAGGAAATTCCAAAATTGGTGTATCATCGATTATAGCTAATATCTGGTCTTGTGTCATTGAGTAATACTTTGGAGATTTTAAATAAGTAACATATAACTTATTTAATGTTCATTGAGAATCTCCACTATGTATCTCAATTTTTACAATAGACTGGTTTACAACTCTACTTTCATTAGGCTTTAATGCATAGAAACGATACTCATTTTCTCCAATAAATTCTGGATTGTATCCAAATTCTGCATCCATGTTTGGATTTGTTGGAGTTTGACTCTCAGTATTATGATTAATAATATAATAATAAGGTTTTTTATGAGAAGGTCTCATATAATAATTATTAATAATACCAGGGTACATATCTGCTGTTAATCTTTGACATGGGGAGGTAATAGTTTTTAAAATACCATTCCCACATCTAGATTTTGAATCACTACCAACAAACTCTGCCATACAATTAAGTAAGTGTACGTAATCTTTTGGTAATTCTAACTCTCAAATTGTATCATTAAATTCTTGCTTTGGAGTAACTTCTCCAACTGTTATAGTAGCAGTAGTTTGTAAAAACCCAATATCATCTGAACTTTGTTGATTATATTCAGCTCTATTGTATACACTATTTACATATTGTTGAATAGCTTTATTAAACAAGTATATAAAATCTTCTAATAAAATAGAAGGAGCTTTTAACTTGTTGCATTCTACTAAAGCGAATTCGTAAACGTTCCTAAGTGTCATTCTACTTGTTTAATAAAATTATATAATATTCTATTTTGTTTTTTCTTTTGCGGTCCTTTTTACTACCATATCAGGGAAAGTAAGATTCTTAATTGAATCATAAATATTCTGATTCTCTGGATTTTTTAAGTACATGATAATAGCTTCATCTGTTGCTCCTAACATAGTTTCACTAAACATCCAAATTCCACTCTGATTGGTAATAATATTTTTATCTTTTGCATCAATGATTAGAAGTTTCAGTGCTTGATCCGACCCAGTATATAGGTCAATGATTTCTTGAGGATTCTTTTGTGCACGGCTATATAAATAATCTTGTACATCAGTATCAGGTGCATTTCTCATAGCTTTACCTAAAAGTTTACACTTAGTAATGCGCCCCGCAGGAGAATCATTCTCAATGAATACAAATGCTTTTGTAACAAGCTGAATACGTGAGACTCTTCTCTTTGAAACTTCTCCCTCTCGTTCAACATAAAAATCTGCTCGACCGTATCTTTCCTGTGTACCATCAATAAGATAATTGCCATACTTATCTTTAGCTGTTCTTTCTGGTGCAATTACAGGATTTGTTTCAATACATTTCCAAAGGTTACGTTCATATGGGTCATCTAGGTTAAAAGTACGCCCACTATATATCTCAATAAGTTCATCCTCTGGAATGAAATAATCTCTTTCAGGATCATTAAGTTCATCAGGACTTAAAATCATTTCGCTATCTCCATGTTCATTATATCTAACTTTCTTTACAAAAGGAAAGTTCGTTCCGTTCTTTTGTTTCATAGGTTGAAGATAATACTTCTTCTCCCTCCCATATACATTCTTAAGAGTTATTTTATTCATTATTTTTTTTTGTCTTTGAAATAAATTTTTTATCTAAAAAGTTTTAGAAGTACTCCCTAAATTAGGGAGTACTCTAAAATTAATATATCTTTTATATTACTTGTAATATCAAATATTAAACTTCTTCAAGGATTGCAGAACGATAGGGATTCATCACACCTACTCCATGATAGCCCCAGTTAACAATCTTGGCTCCAGCAACTGGACTCGAAACTTCACCAGACTCAAGTCCGCTTTTTCCACCCCATGTGGACTTACACTTTCGTATAAGATTAGACTATATCACTAACTTAATCTATATATTTAAAAGTATATCCTTTACATTTATTAACCAATCCTTTTAAAACTCTACTTACATTTCCAAATTCCTTTCTACACTCTCTAACAGTATTATATGTTTTTACCAATTTACCATCTAAAGTAAACTGACCAACTTTTCTAGTTTTTATTGTAACTTTGTAAGGAGCCATTTTTTCTACTTTTTCTCAAGACCACTGGTAACCACCACACGGTTTACCAAGTCGTATACAATGAGATATACTATTATACTGTTTTCCAAGTAATCTTGCTACTTCTAAACAGCTCTTATAGTAATTTAAATACTCTCCATCCAAACTATACTGATATACACCAGTATTATGTTTTTTGTATCTGATTGGTATAAATTTTTCTAATAATGTATCACTAATATAATATCCTTTGATCTTTGTTTTCGTTATAATGGCTCTTTGTACTGGACCGAGACTAACTTTTAATTCCTTTAAAGTCTCAGATATTGAATTAAATTTCTTGTACAAAATTCCATTTGTGTGATATAAATATATTTCCTTTTTTTGATCTACTATGTAATACATATTTGGATCTAAAGATTCTATATATATATCACTCCATAAATACCCTCCACTAGTAGTTTTATAATTTATGGCAGATCTTATACCTGCAGCACCATTAACCAATTTGCTCGCCTCAAAAATAGAATTATATTTTCTTATAAAAGTGCCATTTAAATCATATTGATATACAGGTATTGCATTTTTTGGAGGATCTCCCCCACCAATTACTATATTATAAGTATCTTTTCTCGCTATAAATTTATCATCTACTATTAATTTCTCTAATTTGAGAGCATCCTCTCTATTATCAAATACCTTTATAGTAGATCTTATAAAATTATCAAATCCATATTTTTTCACAGCATAGTGAAACGGACATGAGGGATGTCTATTAGAAGATGGATAATTAATATTAATTCCATTACCAATGTATCCATCAAAGATCTCTGGAGTTTCAGTATCATGAACTCCAACATATATCTTTTTATTAATTATATTAGTTGTTAAATATACTATTGTTTTTAAGTTATTTCCCATTTCGATTAATTTTTTAATCTAAGTCTTCCAGACTAGTCGTTGAACTTTCGTTAGAGCTTCGTAATTACGCTTGCATATTCTAACGCTTAGCTGCTGATTGCCATTTAACAGGTTTCCAGCAATTAAGGAAATTTTATTTTTCATAATATCACTATTATGCGGCGCAGGCAGAATAATTTCTTTTTACGCCTCTAATAACATTGTGGATAATATTTCCACCACGGAATGTAAATAACATTACTCCAGGAGTGCCATTCGAATCAGTAGTTAGATCAAGGAATATACCATAAGCCTTCTTAGGGAATTCAAGATCTAATGAACGATCTAGACGGAAAATCATCTTGTTACCAGCGAATTCATATGATTGATACGTTGCTCCAAGGTCAACATAATCCTTAGCACCTTGTGACCATACGAAACAACCAGTAGTTTTCCAGTCACGAATCCATGTAGCCATTGTTCTCTGAACAGCCTGCCACATCTTGGTGTTACAAATAAATACCCAAGAATTTCCTGTAGGCTCATCTGACTTAGTAGCCATTTCATTCATGGCACCTTCAAAGATACGTGTAGTTAATTTATTAAATACATACTTCGTTGCGAAGCGTTCAATTTGAGGAATTATCATTTTTGTTATCGTAGATGAGTTTACCATCTACTTCATATACTTGATTTCGTATATGATCAGACTATATCTTCATCCATTTCTGGATGGCTCCTTTTCGTGGTTATTTTATCCTTTATAGGACTACTTTAACTAGTCGTTGCACGTTCTAAATATTACTATTTAGCTTCGCTCAGGATTGGCATCTCAGCTTTCCCTGAATTAAAGAGCTTATTTCCATGCTCATTACTAAGCATAGGGGCAAATTCTCTTACCCTCAGTAGTGACAATAGGACGACCAATTTCATCAGAAATAGTAGTCTTACCATTTACATCAAAGTTACCTTTGGAGAATAAAAGCTTGTTATTACGAGCAGCCATATAGCTATCAAGACAAACTTTTTCTGCACCAGAAAGCTTGTAAGTAAAATCTTTGTCCTTTGTTGCAATATTGATAAACTGATCTTCCAAAGCCATATATTTAGCTGAATAATCAATATCGCATCTAGTCGTTCCAATCATTGTTCTCAATATGTTAACTTATATTTTCATATAAGATCAGACTATATCATTAACTAATAATTTTAAATATAAAACCTTTTGTTTGAGTTTGTAAACCTTTAACACATTTTTTAACTCCAGGCCCATATATATTAAATGCTTCCTGTACACTTTTATATTCTCTTATAAATGTACCATCTAAGCTATACTGAGCTACCTTCTTAGTGCGATTATTATAAACTGGATTTTTATATGTTTCTTTATACTCAAATAAATAACCTTTATATGGTTTTTTATGAGATATACTTTTATATATTCCTCGTTTCTGTATCTGCAGTGTTTTTGCTGCATTCTCCACACTATTAAATGTATTAATAATATTTCCACTAATATCTTTTTGATATAAGGTTTTATCTTTTATAAATATATTGTATTCATCAATATTTAATTGTGATGTTTTTGTTAAACTCCATAAACTATTAGCACAAGTTCCTTTTTTATCTATAGCATATTTTATGCACGATCCATTAGCAACCTCAACTTCTTTTGCAGCTTCTTCTAAAGAGTAATATTTTCTAATATATTTTCCTAATAAAGAATACTGATAAACTATTAAGTTATTTATTGGAGGCGCTCCTCCACCTATAACCTCGTTGTACACATCTTTGCGTTTTATAAAGTCTTCGGTTACTAATTTTTTTTCTAGCATAAGTGCTGATTGCTCATCATCAAATACTCTTAAAGTTATTCTTCTAAAGTTTTTAACTCCATATTTTAATACAGCTGCTTGGAATGCACACTGTGGTTTATTATATGTAGATGGAGCAGTTATTTTTACACCACATCCTATGTATCCATCAAATACATAAGGATCTTCACATTTATGTTTTCCTATATAAATCTTATTATTTTCAAGATTTATTGTTAAATATACAATATATTTCATTTTTTAAAATTTTAATTATCCTCCATTTCGAGATCTTATTCTCTACTCTCTTACGAGATAGTCGTTGAACCTTACTTAGTGTTGAGTATAACTCCTTACATAATCTAAGTCTTGGCTGCTGATTGCCATAGTTTTATCTTTAGGATTCCAGCAATTAAAAGGATTTTCTTAGCAGATTACGCCGCTAAGGCACAGGTTTGTTTATGCTTTTCAATATTTGATTGGTATTTTGTAACGCTTTAATACAGTATGTTACCATACTGGCTAGACTATATCTTAAACTTCTATATATTTAAACACGTATCCTTTACAATGGGTTCTTATTCCTCTTATTACAAACTTAGCATTTTTATAGCCATCTTTCACACACTCACTTAAACAAGAATATACTTGAAGTAAGTTGCCCGATAGATCATATCTGCCAATAGGTTTAAATTCTTTATTATAAGGAATATTAGGAAGATTGTTAACTCTTGTGAATTCTTTAGTTTTTCATTCTTTCATATAAGGTAATTTTTCATATGAAAATTGAAATCCTTTAACTCGTTGACCAAGTTTAATTGCTCTTCCAATGTGACTACCATTTTTAGCGTTTGGATTAATAAATCTCATGCAATCATTAATACAGTTAAATTCTTTTACAAAATTACCTGATGAATCATACATATAAACTTTTCTCTTTAATATTTCAGGGCATCCACCTGAACCTCCAAGTTTAACATTATATGTATCAGTTCTTTTTATAAACTGTTCTGTAACAATGTCAGCCTCTAATTTATAAGCGTCTTCTTTAGAATCAAATACTCTAAGAGTTATTCGTCTAAAATTATTAATGCCATATTTATTAACCGCTGCTTTAAAAGGTGTTGTGCTTTTTTTATAACTGGCGGGTCTTGTTGTATATACCCCATTACCTAAATATCCATCAAAAACATTTGGGTCTACAGTTTCATGTACTCCTACATATATTTTATTATTAGAAATACAATGTGTTAAATATACTAAATATTTCATATTTTATTTTTTTGAAGTTTTCCCCCATTTCAGACAATTTGTCTTACTCCTTTCGGATAGTCGTTGAACCTTACTTAGAGCTTCGCCATGCGATTGCTTTATCTAAGTCTTGGCTGCTGATTGTCCTATAAACATACCAAATTTATAGGAGTTTCCAGCAATTAAAGGGATTTTCATTTATAACTTACGCTATAACGGGACTTATTTTAGTATTAAATACTGTGGTAAGTAAATTTAATACAGAGCTTAAATTTAATCCAGTCTCATGAAGCTCTGGCATATGATTGGTGATAAAACGTGTATCAGTACCTACAATACTATCTACATCAAGTACTTCCTTGTAGTCATTATCAATAACACGGCATACATATTCTACAACCGCGTCAGAACGACGTACTGGAGACAGCATAACCATACATTGCTGGCGAGTCTCTTCAATTACAAATACGTCATACATCTCGTAGTAACGCTCTGGGAAATGGAAAATAACCTCAGAACCATTCGAACCATCTCCTTCAACTGCAAGAATAGGAATTCTTTTAACAAAATTAACATCAATTTCCCATTCAAGTAAGAATGAATTAAGAGACTGAAATTTACTAGGCTTGCCCTTTTCCATTGTATAAACATTCATCAGTGCTTCAGTAAGACTTGTTGCAGTATATTGTTTATACAAATTAGATACAATACCTAGACGCTCAGGTTTATCACCCAGCCACTTATGAAAGTCTTCGTATGTTCTTGTACTCACTTTGTTATCCTGTAGACTCTTTATTCTACAGTTCTACTAGTTTACTATCCTAGTAGTTCAGATCATATCATCATCCTATTTAGGATGTCTTGCACTCGTGTTAAATATTAAGCACTTTATAACTCATAGAAGGGACTTTCGTTAAAATAATGTCTCTAATAATAGCTAAGAATTTTCTTCCTTCATGAACCCCGCATCTGAGCATTCATTGAGTACTATCTTTAGCATTATCAGCTTTAACTACATTCCAATTCATATCATACTTATCTATAAAGTATTGTTGAATTAATTCATTTTCTTCTTTTGTTAAGTATGTATAAAACCGTAATGTATAGCCACATTTAACTCGTCTCCCATTTAGATATGTATATTTCACTGTCAAACACCCATCATCCATTCACCATAATGCTATAGCTAAAGGATTAAGTAAATTTAAAACTTTTTTTGTAATAGTCTTACGATTACTAGGATAAAGCAACTCTCTAAATTGAATAAAATCCTTAGATTGTCTTTTAAAAGAATAATTAACAACTTCTTTTTGACTAATAATTTTATTTCCTTTTTTATAAGTGCTAATTTTATTAATCATATATATATTTATATCTTTACCTCCAGTAACTGAATGTAATAACTTAGCTTTATATTCAATATACTCTTTTTGTTGTTCACAGTGAGTTACATTGATCCGACCTTTGGGAGATATATATCCATCTCCTAAGATTAAGCCTATCATAATGGCCTTATCATATTCAGTAAATTTCATAATTATACTTCTTAATATTTATTGATCGTTGAACCTTCCCATCCAAGGGCTTGGCTGCTGATTTTCCGAATAAATTAGAGGAATTCCAGCAATTCACAAGATTTTCTAATAATAATCGCTTATTATAGGGGCAGTAGTCCACCCATCTGAGCATGCGAAGACGAAAAACTTGTAATTCTCATATTTATTTAATTTTTAAGTTTATAATAAATCTTCACCATATTCTGTTTCTACAGATTTATGGTGATTAGTAAAATTATCTTTTGACTTATTTTTATCTAAAGAGACAATAGTAGTCTGCGGCTTATTATCTACAGATTTTCTTGTATTTTTAAGCTGAGATTTCCAATAATTAGTAATATCTGAAATAGCTTCCTTTCCATAAAGTGCAAACCATGCAAGTTCTACTAATGTCTTTGGGTCATTTAAATCTTTAAAGAATTGTGTTGCACCGTTCTCGTCTTGATTTAAAATATACTTATAAATCTCTTCCTTCTCAGACTCTTCTATTTGCAGACTATCTGACTTGTTATCTTTATAATCCATAGGAATAGAATTAAAGTCATTTAGTTGACTTTCAAGAGAAGTTTTAAAATTATTAAATTGTTCCTCTTGTTCTTTTATTCTTTCTTTAGCTGTTTCTTCTTCTTGTGCTTTATATTGTTTACGAATTATATCAACCTTTTTCTTAAATAGTTCCTCATTCTCTTTAGCAATCTCCAAATCAGTTTTGATGTCATCTTCACTCATATCGCTGAATTTTGATTTTAAATCAGCAATATATAGTTCATCATCTGAATATTCATCTACACTGTATTGTTTTTCAATTGGACCATTTTCTTTAATATAATCTTCTACTGCTTTTTGAGAATAATAAGTAATTACATCCTGTATTGTTGCATTATTTGAACGCAAATAATTAATTACCTCTATTTCATCTTTGCTAAGATTTGGAGAAGTAAGTTCTTTAAGAATATTTATTTTTTCCTCTGAGTCTAAACTATCAAAATCTACTTCTTCCGTAGTACCGTCATCATTCTCATAAGTTACTTTACCATCTTTAAGACCATACTCACTTAAAAAGGATGTCAAAAAGTCGCTATTGTTACTAGTTTCTATATTTTTATCTTGATCCGATTCTTTAGGCTCTACTGGATCTGAATCATTACTTGAGTGACTAAGAAGATTTTCTCCTCCGATAGTATCTGCGGTAACTGGACTATCATTTTCAGGACTTGAAACTGAATTATCCTCTCCTGTTAATAGCTCGTCAAAGCTATCCGCATTAAATTCAAAATGATTTGGCATATTTTCTTATTTTTTCTTATTAATTGATTATTAATCTGTTTTGATATTTGTGGCAAATATAATATATTAATTCTTAATTTCCAAACACTTTATTAAATATTTTCTTTTATAATACATTTTTCTGGTATTTGAAATTTACCTTCAGCATCAATTGTAGCTTGATATTCTCCGCTTCCTATAGTAGCTGTTCCATCTGCATGAATTTTGATATGCCCAATGTTTAGATTACCCTTAGTATCTATTGTATAGTTTCCTATAGATATAGTACCATCATTATTTAAAACAATTGGGCCGATAGTAGCAGTTTTATCTGATTTAAATTGATAAGTTTCAGCACTTAAAATAGCTTCATTGGAATTAATATTTATCCACGGAGAGTAACTTATCTTACCGTCCACATCTTCTTTTTTAACCTTTCCAATAGCAGCCTCACCATCTGTGGTAAATTTATATGTAGAACTTGATAATACTCCATTGATAGAATATTTATCGTTCTCATTACCAACAGTAATATATATCCATGGAGAGTAATTAACTTGCTCTTTTTCTGACCCGTCTTCTTCAGTAGTAGTTACCGTCTCTTCTGAGAGTCCTAATATTGAAGGAGTAAACATTTCACTGGATAATTGAATGTAAATATCTCCGTTAGATGTTTTTTTAACAATAGAAGTTCTAGTACTATTACTACTAAATGTATTAGTAACTAAAGAACTTGTCATCAACTCTCCTCTTGATAAATCAAAATACGTCGTTCCAGATTTATTTACTATTTTATCTACTACTAATGTTGGAAAAGACCAATTACCTTCAATCCTCTCATTAGAAGCCTTTTTAGTATAATCATGGGATGAATATCCAGATAAATATTCTGCATTTAGATTTTCTACTAAAGCATTAGAGTTAATAACTAATGGAGATTGAGAAGCATCTTCTAATTGTATATTAATAGGAGATTTAAAATCACTAACAGCTGAAGATAGAAGTTTAGTATAAGAATTATTAGAAGCTTGATAAAAACTACCAGAAGAGCTGTCTACAACAAGAGTTCCATCACCAGGATATTCTCCACTATATGTTTCAAGATTGTCAACTATTAATACTCCCTTTATATTGGAATTATTAGAGGTGTTAGACTTTTCTGAAGAATTAGGATTGTCTGTATCTCTAAAGTTTATCGGATAAAATCTATCTTTTACTTGAACATAAACTCTACCAGATGTCTGTAGAATCAAGTCTTTACCTTTATCTCCAACTTTAGAATTATTAGATAATGTTCCCATTAGTCTTTTAATATTTTCTCAACAAAATCTAGGATATTATCTGTAATTAACCCAGACTTATCTAGTTTATCAATAAGTGACTTTAACAAGTTAATCTCACTGTCTGTAAATTCTACTTCAATTGAAGGAGCTTCCGAAGATCATGTAATCCTACCATCTTCATTTTTGATATTAAGATCTTCAAGTTCTTCACTAGAAAAGTCAATTTTTTTACGAATATTTCTTTTTGAAATCATCTCAATTACAGAACCTTGTTCTGGTAGATTCATAAGTAGCATTAATCTAGTTGCTACATTTAAATTAAATTTACATGTGTCTTTACTCATATTAATTCTTATTTAAGTTAGATAATGATACAAAATTATATAATATTTAATAAATAACCAAATTTTTATATAAATATTACGTATAAATAAAAAAATGCCACATTTCTGTGGCATTATCTAACTTTTTATTTTTTATTATCTATCTCTCTAAATTCTATGACTAGCTTTTTTCGACAGTTATCACATAAGAATCGTTTAGCTACTTTAAACATAGCTTGCCCTATCTCGCCAGTTAAATATTGAAATTCTTCTCCTTGTGGGTGTATTCTTAGAGCAGAACATATGTGCATAGCTAAATGTCCTTTTTCATGATCAAAAGTATTTTGAAATTCTTCAGCAGATGTTGTTAATCCGATAACAACCACAGAACACCTATGTTTAAAATTTGAGTAAGTAATTCCTGTATTATATTGCCCACTTCTTAACAAATCTTCTGCTTTTACAAGCTCTGATCAACTACACCCGATTGATTCTAACTCTTCTAAAATTTCATCTGCATAATAAGTATCTACTGCATAATATACAGTTACATGCCAGTCTCAATCTTCTAAATAAATATTCTGTACTATCATACTAAATCATATCTTCTCACATTATTGGAGTGCCCTTTCCAATGCAATCTGCGTAAAATCGAGTCATTGGTAATCCATCATATCCATCAGGATCATCAATATAATCTTTTACATAAAGTAATAAACAACGTTCGTCTATAATTGATGATCCTAAATAGTCAGATTTACCCATGTGATATACAAACATTACATCATATCCAACACAGTTATTAACTGTTATTCCATAGTTTTTAAACTGTTGTTTAATTTCTTCTTTTGGAGTAATTGAAATATGTTCTTTCTTTCCATCAGAATTAAGTTTTCACATGTTAGATATAGCTCACTCACAAAGTTTCTTATTAAAATGTCATCCATTTTGTGATAAATACTCTTCCATACCTGATGGCATTTTGTCTCTTATATCTAGTCTATTTCTATTCATAACTACCGACCTCCACGATAACTAGAACGATACGAAGATCTATAACCTGATCGTTCTCCCATCATTTCTTCCATAGCTTTGTCATATCCGTCCTCGTAGCCACATTCGTATGCCTCTTTTTCAATCTTCTCGATCTTCTCTGATCTATCACGCATACCCATTCGATAATCCATTTCTCTATCGCGGCCTTCTCTAATTTCTCAAACTCTCATACGTTATTCCTTATTTAGTTGTGATATTAGTTTCTTGTTCATAGACATTAACTCAGTAATACTTTTTGCCATTTCACCCATCTGCGTTTTAAGAGAATTAATTTCCAATTGTTGTTGTTGCTTCTCTGCAAATTCAGGATTTAATTCTGACAAAATTTTATCACAGTTTGAGATCATTTCCTTATGAAAATCTATACTATTAATAATAGCAATACTTTTCTGCTTCAAAGAAGCAATTTCCGAATTCATAGCTTCTCTATTATCTGACAGAACAATATTACTATTATTAAAATCTGCAATATCTAAATTTGCTGGAATCTTTTGATATGTAATATCTTGATTATTAACTTTAACTACAATATCTACTACCATTTCCTGAGGTTGTCCAAACATTGGTTGTACAGGATACTTTGGCATTGGTGTCGATACACTAACAACAGAACCTGTTTCTAATATAGCTCTGTCTTTATGTAATATAAATACCTGGTTATTTGGTCTAAGTGATTGAAACATAATTAAGCAATTCCTGTTAATAAAACTAATTTATCTGACTCACGATCGTACATTGCTAAATAAATACCTGGCCCAGGCCAAGTAGCAGTAGTAACTGCAGTCGTTGTATTTGACTCATATACAGTTTGAGTTGAATTAGCTACCCCAGTTGTTACAAACTGAATATCTACCGCTGTTGTTGGTGCTGTAAATGTACTTGTTATTTTAACAAGTATGAGTCCAGAAAAATTCCCTCGTACAAACGGATGTCTATTAAATGAAAAAGTCGCTGCAGTAGTTGTAAGAGTAACTCCTGTATCTTCAATACAAGGAATACCTCCCTGATTTATAAATCGTAATATTGTATTAGCCATATTATTTTAATTTTTAGGCCCAAATACTACCATTATTCCACAATCCACTGCTATAACCAAGTGCATTTAAACCAAATTGAGCTGCAACACAAGTTGGTACACCAACTACTGGAGAGTACGGAACAGATACTGATTCGGGCAATTTACACTTAATACTATCTACTTCTCTTTGAAGTGCTACTAGAGCTGCATTCACAGGAGCAATAGTCTGAGTTTGGTAGGCTTGAATAGCACTTGTTTGATGTTCTTGACTTAGCTGATTAATCAAAGCAGATTTGTCCTCACGAAGAGCATCAATTTTGTTCTGCATCTCGCGCATTTCCAGCTGGCAGAACTTATCATTAATTAATGTTGTCTGCTGATCTATTTTACTGCCAAGAATATTTGTTTGGTTCAAAGTAGCTAATTGGTTATCATAGCCCTGTTTTGTTATTGTCTCACGTACATCGCAGCAGCATGAAGCTAACTGGGAAGCAATCTGACAATTACCTGCCTGTATAGCATTAATAATCTGTTGGCCACTCATCCCAACTTGATTACCTACAGACTGAATCTGACTCTGAACAGAATTAATTGCAGTCTGTACTGCGTTAATATCGCAATTAAGTGTGCTAGCTAGCTGACTAATTGCATTTCCATTTCCATTAATAGCTTGTAACAACATCTCTCTACCATAATCATTATTAAGCTGATTTCCTAAGCCACCAGCACCATTATTACCTCACCCATTACCTCCTCAACCCATAAGGAAGAATAGGAAAATTACCCAAATGAATCAGCCTCCCTCGCCAAATCCATCATTATTACGGCCTTGCATTGCTAATAGAACGTTTGGATCTACTCCTCTTTGTGAAAGCATAGGACCTAAAAGGCCTAAAATACCATTACCTGCACCTTCACCAAACACATAAGTTTTTTCCTCTGCCATATTAAAAAATACTTAAATTGTTAAACATTTAATTTTTTGTTTCGTTGATCAACAATACAAAGATATAATCACAATAACGTAAAACATAACGTTACTATACAAAATAAAAAATCCTCTTAAGTTTCTCAACTTAAGAGGATTACAACCAAAGAATAGTTAGCGTCATGTTACTAATTATTTTCTTTAAATTTATCTAAATCTTTCTTATAAAAGAATAACTCTTTAAATCCTTGTTGTTTTCTTCCTTTTGGAATTTTGCCTGCACGAACATAATTATCAAAAGTAGCTCTGCTGATGTTTAAATATTTACAAGCTTGATATTTACTAAGCTTTTCATTCTTATTACTTATGAAAGACAAATAGTCAATAACTTCTTCACACTCCTTTGCACTTAAAATTTGAATTGCCTGTGTCAATATCATTAATAATTTTCAACAATAATTCTTTAATAATAGATAACATATTAATTATTAGGGTTATATAGGGCACATGTAATTAATACCATTGGATTGTTTGAATCATCTTCAATCCTTTTTACAGTATAAACTTTTCTTTGAGTAGATGTCCCTGCTAAATCACTAGCATTGTTTATAATATATATATTAGTTCCTGAAAAATTAACTGTACAATCTCCTCTAACAACTACTATGGCCTCAGATCTAGAGGCTGTTAGATTAGAAACATTGATTGTGTGGGCTGTTTCTGTAACCTCAATAAATGTTCCAGGATCACCTGCAGACAAACTAATACCTAATAATTTTTCATATCTATTATCTAGGGGAGGATTTAAATCAATATCCACTTTTGCAACAGTTGGGTCATAAACTTTAGTAAGTTCTCCAGCAGAAATATGTAAAGACTTAAATACAGGAGTTGCAGTAAGGTCGTTATAAGATCCACTTTTAGCTACATCTGCTAGTCCATCTATTCCTGTAGCAGGTATTCTAATATCCTTACCAATAACTCCTAATCGATAGGAAGTCATTTCTGAGGGTACAAATGCAATTCGATCCTCACTAGCTACTTGATTTACTGTTGGCACGTGATCATAATTTGATTTATGACCAATTAATAATTTCAAATCACCAGTATTATTTTCAACCGTAGTAGCTAAGTAATTATCAGCTCCACTAACAGAAATTGTATGATTTTGAGAATTAATAGAAATAGGATTCCCTGAATCTCCCCTAATATCTATAGAATTAACATAATCAAGTTCTAATACTTGTTGGGTTAGTTCATCTATACTATCAGATAGTTGTGTAACATTAGTCTTAAGAGTTGATATATCAGATATTGGAATATTAGAAGCTGAAACAGATTTTGTACCTGCACCTATTACTAACATATTATTTGCTAAATCTCCAACTGCAACTACATCCCCTCCTCCAAGTTCTGCTATCTCATCTTTTGTAACATAGTTGCTTAATGTAGAAGTATCTACTTTAGAAGACAGTGCGTTGTTAATAACCTTATTCTGAACAGGGTTCTCAGAAGTACTGTTTAATTCTGAATCTACTGTTATTGGAGTTGGCATATCAGTAATTTGAGATACTGTATGAGTATGATTTAATCTGGCGAATGAGTCAGGATTATATCCAGAGTCTTTAATAACTTTTCCACTGTTATTATTAAAAGAAGCAAAATTATTATTAATAGCCGAAGTAGGACCTGTAACATCCCCCATACCAGCCTGTGCAGAATCAGCAGGAATATATCCTAAAATATCTGTAATATCTGTTGAGGTTACATTTAAATCAGTTAGTGTCTTAGGAACATCTGATAACTTTGCTAAATTTCCAATTAATACTCCAGAATCTTTAATGACTTTACCTTGACCATTAGAAGTAATTACTCTATCTGCTGTCGAAAATTCAGCAGCTGCCGTTACATCTCCATAACCACTTTCACTAAGTCTCTCGTCTACTTCTTCTTTTGTATATACTGAAATACTTTTAGAAGCTACTAATTTATGCTTATTAACAGAATCAACTGCTAATTCTGTAATTACATTACCACTACCACTTAATACTATATTAACATCAGGAATACTAGGAATATCTTCCCTAACATTTTGAATCTGAGAATCAACTTGATCCTTTGTATAATAGTTAGTCAAATCAATAGAGGTATCCCCAATTTTTTCTCAGTTGTTTTCAATATAAATATATTCATCATGAACATCTGTCCCTGATCCTTTCTTTTTGACTAAGTATATGATATTACTCTTAATATCACTAGATGGTAATACATCAACTACTAAGAATTGTATATTAGCTAAATTATCAATTATACCTTTTAAAATTTTACCTTGTTTCGCAGATAGTGATTTATTAACATCATCTGTTAATAAATTATCAACTATAGAGCTCTTGATCTGATTACTTATTTCAACATCGATAATATTTTCAATAGATCCTGATAAACTAGCATCTAAACTATCAATAGCATCTTTTACTCCTCCAGAAGTTACTAAGTTATTACTTCCTTTAGTAGGAGTGTTGTCTATAGTTTCTAATTTATTAACAACTTCAGGAATTTGAAGAAGAGTATTGTTATACTCTTCTTCTGATCCTTCATATCCATGCTCTACTGCAATATCATATGCGTCTTTTCCATTTTTTCCAGGAGCCCCAACTGTTCCAGGGAAAATAACTCATTTATTTTTATTTTTATCAAAATATTTTACACTCATAACTAATTATATTAAGAAGCTTTATATACAGCACAGTTTACAGCAACTAGAGTTGGTGTTATTCTTGAAAAAACATAAACTCTATATGTTCCTGCATCTCCAGTTAACGGAATATCTTTTTGCACTTTTAACATTGAGTTTGAACTAAAAGTAACAGGATATGCGCTTTCAACTACTACCATAGACGTTTCAATTATCTCTGTATCATTAGTGCTTTCTATACTACTTCAGTCAGCTGTATTTAAAGATAGATTAATACTTGTCGCCCATAGTGAACCTGTGTTATGATAATAACATATACCTTTTTTAACAGAAATTGACGAATCACTCCCATATGCTTGTCTAGTTAGGTTAGTTTGTCGATTTCTAGGAATTGTAATCTCTTCTGTCTTTGATCCATTATATGTTATATTCGTAGATCCACTATGTATAGTTAATGCTCCTGTAACCATATTTGCCTTACTAGCGGTTCCACTAAATACTCCATCTTGTATATATGTATCCCCATCGTATCCAAAATATACAATATTGTTATCTGGAGCTATATACACATTGCTATCTGAAACAATAGCTAGTCCATCATACTCAAAGGCCTTCCCGTCTATAATACCTCTACTAACACTCCCGCTTAATCCAACAAATACTCCATTATTAAAGTATTTCTCGCCGCTTATTTCTTGTGCTTCAGTAGTTATAACACCAGAATTACTTAGACTAGCTATAGGTATAGAGCCAAACGAAACAGCACTCATTCCAGTACCAGTTAGTGAACCTGTTGGACCTTTACTGGTTCCATTTGTTCATGTAAATGTTGTTGGATAATAGTTTGTATTTGTATCTGTTCAAGGTACACTTACACCTAAATATCCATCTTTATCTAGTTGAACTGCATATACTTTTCCAGATACAGTAGAAGCATTTTGAGAACTTAGTGACATCTGTGTACTAGATCTCAAACTTAAATCTAACGTGCCCCTCCCAGTTATTAGCTTTGGTTTCATACCAAGACCTGCATTAATCTGTGTTATAGTGCCAGTTCCCTTTTCTCAAGGCACATTTACATAAGCTTTACCATTACTATCTAATTGTACTGCATAACTTTTATCAGCTGCTTGATACCCTATTTTTATTCCTCCATAAGAGCCTGAGGTTGCTTCTGGAATACCCTTTAAATATCCTGCGGAAGCATGATTTCCTCAACTATAAGCTGTATTAAGATTACTTTTATCAGTAGCAGTCATTACTCCTGCTGTAGTTGTTGTTGCAGCAGGAATAGTTACACCAGATGATTCTAAACTTGGAGAACCAAAAGCACTTGCACTCGTAGCTGTGGATCTTCCTATTTGCTTTAACTTAATTTTTACTGTACTTGTAGTAGTAGTTGCATTTGCATCTGCCCCTGTAATTAAGTACTGTCCAAGTGAAGCAATTACAGAACCTTGACTACTAATATTAGTACTTAATCCTGATATATTATTTGTTACCCATTCTTGTGTTGCTATTATTTTACCTCGTATATAAGCGTTTCCGTCATCTCTAATTGATAGTTTATAGCTATTAGATTGATCAGATTTTCTATGTAACATAAAGGTCTCAATGTAATCAGTAGTTTCATTAGTAGTTCCAAATGAAGAAACATATACTCCTTTATTCTTCAATACTAAATAAACACCATCAGTACTATTATTAGTATTATCAATATATATTGGGTTAGGATGGGGTGCTGCAAATGTTGTAGATTCATTAAAATTTCCATGAAGAGTAGTAGCATATATGTCCTTAAATTTCTTACCACTCTCTCCAATATTTGAAACTCCATTGTTTACGGGATTAATGTGACCACTAACCCTTAAACTTCCAGAAATTGTACCTCCTGTTAATGGTAGATATCCTAAACTATCTAAGGATGCTCAGTTAGGAGCATTATTACCATTAGATACAAGAATCTGCCCACTAGTACCACCTGAAGTAGGAGCGTAAAGTCTAACCTCAACACTATCTGATGAATAAAAATTATTTATAGTACCGTTTACAACTAGTTGTTTAGTTTTAAGATCTTTTAGAGATCCATCTCCCATTGTTACATTAGTACTAGTACCCCCATTACTGATAAATTTTCAAGCCGATACACTTCCTGGAAAAGAAACATTTTGAGCATTATCTCAAGAATATATTTGACCCACCTTAGCTGTATTATTAGGCATTCTCCAGCCATAAGTACCATATCCAGAAATTCTATAGACTGTCAATTGTCCACCATGGTTCTCACTAACACTTCTAGTTGAAAATGTAAACCTTAGTTTCGAATATTGAGAAGCTGTACGTGGGGAATTGTTATAATATATAGAAGATGTCAAAGCTCTAAAATTAGGTCCCGATCACCCCTGTAAAACAGCATCCTGAGATATTATATCTCAAGATTCAGAACTAGGATTATATGCTTCTATAAAGCAATTATAACCAGAGCCGTTAGTAGACACATATATATATATTCAATCAATAGTACAATACCTGTCACTATTATTTATAGTAAGTCTATATTGAGTGGTTGTGCTAACATCTTCTGTATCTATTAATCGTAGACCATACTTATTATCTTGTGAAGTAAATAAACTTATAAGTCTACTACTCCCCTGAGGATCTTCGGTTCATGATTCTCCGTTGTTTTTACTTATTTCTCCATATAAATCAGTGCTCTTTATAAACGCTAATTTATCAGAACGGTACTCCCCAATATATGAAGTAATTCCATATGGTACAGTATTAGAAGTCGCAGTATCAACAGTAGGTCCTCCTATACTAGTTATAGGTACTTTTCCCCATTCAGGAGTTGATGACCCATTTGAAATTAATACTTGTCCTGCTGTTCCAGGAGTTGATGGTCCATACAATAATTTGGAAGATCCATTTGAACATAGTACCCTGTGTCCATGATTTTCCGAAGTTTTAAAACCTTTTGCTGTTATGTATGTAAGATTACTGGCCCCATCTCCAAATTGGTATTCTGTTATAGTGTTGTCAGTATTTTGACCCCCAGCAGAGTTTTTATAATTAATTACTAGCCTTCCTCCTTTAAATGTCTGGGGTATATAGTTAAATTCATCTGACGTTACTGTATTCATATCTAGGAAAGTTAATTTCCTAAATGTTGGTACCCCAGATGTGCCACTTGGAGCTGCTCATACTGTATTAGCGTTTTGTGTACTTAAAGATGATCCTAATTCTGCATTTCCTGTAAGTGTACTTTCAGAATTAATGAATATGGAACTTGGCAGTACTAACTTAACCGAGTTAACTAAATCAGGTTTACCTGTCACTCCCGACCACGGCACACTAGATGCTGCTCCTGCTGTATAAATAGAGTAGCCATCTTCACTATTTAATTTAGAAGAATCAATAACAAAATACATGTGACCTGTATCTTTCTCTTTAACAGTATCGCCTTCTTGTACTTGTTCAGTGGTTAAAGCTAGTCTTGCTGCTTTATTTGCAACTATTACTAAACGCTCCAGTGCTCCCTTAGGCAATCTCTCAATATCAATAACTCCCGAGGTAATTTTACCAGCATCTATACCATTAGCAACCCCTATATCTATAATATGTCCTTTCTCATCCTTAGTAATAGAATTTATAATAGTTCCAGATGTAGCACTTCCTCCAACAGGAGTATAGTGATTAGCAGCACTAGTAACCTTACTATCTGGAGTGTCTATATTACCTGATCCTAGTATAGCAGTACCATTAATAGTTTTAATATTAGTCCCAGAAACTAACTCTTCTTGTAATTCTTTATCATAAGTTTCTACCATAACTGGTTGATTTTCTATAATATGTGCCGTCAGAGTTATGTTATTAGTTTCTGATAAATATGTTGCATAAGCAACAAAGCCTCTCTGAGATTCTGAAGAGGTATACTGTCAATAATTAGAGGTTAACGTCATTTCAGTAGTTTTAATTCTAATTAAAACAGCTCTATTATTTGCCGCAGCTTCTGCAACTCTATTAAAATCTGTCTCATTTGGTATTTGCTCATGTTCTACTGTAATAGAAGGAACATCGCCTACATTAATATTACCTTCCCCTAATAAAGAAAGATTGTTAATTGTTCTAATTGATTCTCCACTAACAAGAGTATCCTGTTTGGTATTATCTGAAGGATGCACATGGTCTTCACGTGCATATTTATTAGATGATCCTACAGCAGCTGTACCATCCATTTTAGGAGCCACAGTAGCAGGATCTGGAATTTCAGAGTCATTAGCAAGATTAATTGTAGCTCCTGCTGTAAATTTTTTTGTATCTGTATTATATATATATTCTCTAATAGAATCTTTATAGAATATATATCATTTCTTATCATTAATTGTACCTAATATACCATGAACAGTAGTCCCAGAAGACATGTCAAATATATCCCCGACCTTACCATTATTATAAGCTAATGTTGCATAATCAGAGCTGCCTGTTAGACTTGAAATAGCCCATCTATTACTAGCCTTATAAAAATTTCCATGAGTATAAATTTCTTTTGAATCTTGTATAAATGTGGTACAATTATAAAGCTCCTCTTCATGTTCCTGTAAATAAGAATTAAAGTTCGCTTTAGTTTTACAATAAATAAACTTATTTTTATTTGCCATATTATTTTAATATAGATGGGGGGGGGTAGGAAAAAATTCCTACCCACCTTATTATTTTATCCCAATTCTTCTCAAACAAGCATATTATCAACGTATTGTTTTACATCATATGATTCTGCAAGTCCTTTAGATTCTATAGAAGCAGATTCAATACTTTGTATATTTAAATTTCCAGTAATACCCTGTGAACCTCCTTCTTTACTACTTGTACTTAATGTAAGATAATCAGAGCTAGAAGAAGCAGTTATATTTTGAAGTGCAGTGTCTGCCTTTGCTCCTTGTGCTGAACTAGCTACGCCTATGGGTATAGCCTGTAGTTCATTATCACTCATTGTAAGATTAACTGCAGGGGTAGAACCATCATTTCCTCCTTTTACTGTGATTGCTCCTGTTTTTCCACCAAAAGACTGTACTCCAGCATCTGCAGCATCAGTAATCTTACCATTAAAGTTAGATAAAACCTCTTCAATTGATGTCCCCGCAACATTATCTCCAATTTTGTCCTCAATGTTAATATGAGTAGCGTTAATTGTACAAGATCCTCCAACAAAAGATTGACCATTAACAGTAGCTGTGTTATCTAATTTTGCAGATACAGTTGTTTCTAAAGTCCCAATTTTGGAAGCATTAGTATCAATCAAAGCTAATTTTTCAGATGTAATTAATGAGCTGCCTTCAACTTTATCTACCTTTTGGTCTATATTAGTTTTTAAGTCATTAACATCTTTAACTAACCCACTCGAAACACTTCCAACAGTTGTTTCTAATGCTGTTACTTTCCTTTCAACTGTTGTTACCCTTCCAGAAATTGGTGTTACTAAATCTGTATTGATTTGTCCTTTTAAGTCATCATACTTGATAGAAATAACTCCAGCATCAACACTAATATAAGTACTTCCTATGTAAACATCAGTTAATGATTTAACAGGGATATATACAGGAGTTCCTTGGTTTGCAATTGATAGCTCTAAGTAAAGGTCTCCAACAGATGCCCCCTCGTATGGAGTGTTTTCTTTTTCTACTTCTTTGACCTCACCTTTGGTAACTACTAAATCTTTGGGGATATCAATAGAAACTCCTACTTTATCTCCATTCTTACGAAGTTCATAACTCTTTAAATATCCTTCAGTAGGAGAATCAGCAGCTGCAATAGTATATTCAGCGGCTTCTGGAATAACTGCTTTTAAACCATTAGGTCCTAGTTCAAGTCCTTGCCCTGTAGAATCAATTTTAATAGAAACGGTTTTTCCATCTGCATTTAAATCAATACCGTTTCCAGCAATGATTTTATCCTGTTTGCTAGTTTTTAAACCTTCAACATCAGCAGTTAATTCGGCTAAATCATCAGAGACATCGCCTCCAACAGCTACTCATGATTCTGGATTAGTTACATCATCACGATTTTTAAGTACATATAATGTTGATGACTCAGTAACAGCTACAACTAATCCGTTATAAAGACCTATACCATTCCAAGTTTCTTGTGTAGTAAGATCACTTAATGTACCAACAACAAGTCTAGAATCAATAGGCTCCTGGCCAGTTATATTAAAACCTGCGCCTAAACTAAATGTATTTGTACCTCTTGCCATAATTATGCACTTAACTTTTTACTTAATGTGAACCGATATTTAATAGCATCATTTTTATTGTCTCCTTGTCGAGTTCATAATTTATATTGAACTTCTGTGCCATTAATACTTCTTTTTTCTTCTTCAGCTTCAAATTTTGATTGTCCTCCATAAGTTTCATACTTATTACTCATCGTATTATATGCTTCTACCTTAGTAATAGTAAAACTATCTGGAATAGCTACCATAATAAATTGCCCTGCAGCTAACTCACTATTAAAACTAACTTCAAATGAAGGTCCTTCAGTAAGAGTTAGTTTGGTACTTGCCTGAGCAGTTAAAGTCACAGCATTATTTGTAAATACTGGATAAACACCTGTTGCTGTGGTACGACTGGAATTAGTTGCAGAACCAGCAGTAAAAGTAGCATCTGCTCCTGTATATTCATGATTTAAATTAGTAATAGGTTTATTAGTTGGAGCAGTGTAGTTACCAGTTGCAGTATATGTAACGGTATTTTGTCCAAGTGCTATTTTTGCTGAAGTAAATTGAGCAATAACTTCACCAGCTTCAGGAGTATATCCAGTAAATCCAGCCTGCGCACTTGGAGTAATCGTTTTTCCTGATCAATTTACTCCTTCTACAGAGGGCTGTGCAGGACTTGTTCAACCATTATTATTAAACTTACCATTGTTGGTAGACATACTAACTGCTGGTATAGTAACTGTCGAATATATTTCCTTCAATCCCATATTAGAAGTTCCTGTAATTGAAATAGAAGGTTTTGTAGCTGCCCCAGGATTTAATTCCTTGCTTAATAACATCACTAAAAACTCTTGTAAACTAGTTCCTGCTGGAATTGTTTTACCATTCTGAATTCCTGCTCCTAAATCTCCGTTTAAGCCCGCGACAGTAATTTCTTCTGTAGTAACAAGTTTATCTGCTTCTGTAGTACCAAGAATTTTGTTGCCTTTATATAAAGATCCCAGTTTAGAGTTTAATGATTCAGAATCATTTTCTTCTTTAATACCTTTATTAATAGCAACAAAGTCTCCTTTTTGTACAGATTCAGTTAATTCTGTACCAAATTTAAACTTTAATACATCCATAAACTCTTAATTTTTTTTTGTTTATAATTCATATCAGACTAAATTATCGTTTATTTCTGATATTTTTTCTCACACTAAATTATTAAATTGATTCTGAGTTATAGTCATCTCAGGTTCTTCTGAAGATATTGTAGTATTAATATTATCTGCAGAGATTATCTGAGTTTTAACCTTAACTATATAATTTCCAGAAGTATCTTTATTAATTGTAATGTCAGAGTCATCTGCCAAATTCTCGGAAGTTACTCCAAGACTGTGTTTTTCTATATAATTATTAAAATCTTCTATAGAATTAAATATTGGAGATATCTGTATTTTTCTATTGTTTTCATCTATACCAATTGCTATAAAGTACTTATAGTTTTCCTCTGTAATATCCTTGTAAGAGACTAAAAGAGGCTCTCCATTTTTTAATGGAGGAGTTAATTGTTCTCGTATATATCTTATTGCTTCTGTACTAGTCCCAGAATATTTTAATATTCGTTTAAATTGTATAGTACTAATATTCATATAATTATATTGTTAATTCCCCCCCATCTATTACTAGAGAAGATAGTATGTTATTTACCTGTTCTTGTATATATGAATTTGCCTCAGCTTTTGTAATATAATCACTTAAATCTACATTAATAGATCCAGATCCCCATTTTTCTCACATTCATTTACCAACTTCAGGAGACTGTACTGCATAATACTCTTCAAAAGTATCATCACTAGTTCCAGTTGTTGATCTAACTAGCCACAGCTCATTTTGATGACTAGATGCATCAGTTTTGAGAAAATCCTCTAATGTTCTTTTCCAAAATTTAATGGTTAAGTTAGAAACATTAGCAAAGGTATTTCTAAAAGCATCCTCACTTAATTGACCCCCCGCCTCCTTATAAGCATTGAATACAAATTCAAATGAGCTAAATTCATCTAAACTATAATCAAATGGATCATACCATATTTTATCTCTATCTTCAACTTGGATAGTCTTATCAGGATTATCTGGGTCTCTAACTTCCATTACTGGATGATTACCCTCTCCTGGTTTAACTTCCTCAGTACTTATTCATATATTTTCATCTCCTCTAAGTTCATCTAGATAACATAGAGTAGTTCATTCACTAACTGCAACTCCATCATAACCTCATACTATACGATCATCTCGTCTAGTATTATTTTGAGCGTTTGGGTGTTCTGCAACATCAAAAACTCTCAATAATTTTGGGGATTTCCCTCCAACACTTCCTAGATTCACTCAGTCTGAATCTTCATCAATAGATCAATATAAATCTATAGATCTAGTACTCTCATTCCTTATAAGTTTAAAAAGAGGGGTAGGACCTGCTTCTCCTTTTTCTCCCTGATCTCCTTTCTCTCCTTTTTCTCCCTTATTCCCCTTAAGACCTGTTTTTCCTTGAGGGATTCCTAAAGTTAAAGTATAAGTTGTAGATTCACTTCCTGGAGTATCTGCAGATATTTCTGCATATCCGCTATCATCAGGAGACAAGGTAATAGTATTAACCTTACTAAATATTCAATCATTACCCTTTTCACCTTTTTCTCCAGGTTCCCCCTTTAAGTTACTACAATCTACTTTAATAGTTTCTTTTCCTTGTAAAGATTTAAATACTATGTAGTTATTATCAAGCTCTGGTTGTGGGACATAAGTATCACCATCTTTTCCATTTGTTCCATTCTTTCCATCTTTACCATCTCTTCCATCTTTACCATCTTCCCCTTTTATATTTACAGGATTAATACTTTCTATATTATCAGATATAACTCAAGAAAGTTCTCCAGTAGATGTATTATAGTTAGGGATATATACTTTTCCTCCAGGTCCTGGAGTTCCAGCCAATATAAAATCTCAATATTCAGATTTTACTCCAGTTGGCTGATTTGAATCTTTTGGATCTTCAAATAGTAGCTCAGGTCTGTTACTATTACTAGAAAGATGTGTTCTACGGCATACTAATAAAGTTCCTTTATAAGATACAAAGTCAGTAATATAATTATCATTAAAATAATTTATTCCAGGGTGCCATTCTTTAGCAAAGTTAAAAGACTTGCCTTTGTAATACTCTCTAGATTCAGTAATCCTACTACGTTCAATTGAATTTTGAAGATCAATATCTGGTTTAATATTTTTCATTCCTTAAAATATATTATTTTACTGGGTTAACATCAAGAACTTTAGAAACTAGAAAAGACCCAGCTTTTGTAAAAGTAAGACCCCCATATTGTATACCCTGTCCTGATTGATGGCAAACAATTAATACAAAATCATTAACATTAGATATATTTAGTATACCAGATATACCTCTATAAGCAGTTGTTCCATCTTCTGTATCTGCAACATCAAAGATAGAAGTATAAGTGCTATAAAGTGAGTCTCCTAAATATTTAATTGGCACAAATGAATATGATAAAGTTCTGCCCGCTCCTAGGTATATTTCAGATATTGTACTTCTTATAGTACCATTTTGATATGTTACAAAGTTTATTATACCATTACTACTCTCTGTACTTTCTGCTGGAGATATTACAACATAATCTTCATCATTTTCTTCTAGTCCATTTAAATATGTACAATTATCAATAGAACCCTTAATAACTCCCTTAGTAATAGGTAGGTACTCCTCTGATAAAGCGAACTTATATATATTGCCATTTGCTAATCCTTTTTCATCTGCTAAAATTGAAATACAAGGTGTGGAAATATAGTTACTATATCTAGATGGAGAGATCATATCTGGGATTATATTAATACCTCCTTCAATAGTCATTAACGTTTTTGAATTAAAGGAATCTGAATATTTAAATGTACATTGGCCAAAGTTTAATGAACATTCTCCCGTTCTTAAATTTATATAGTAAGCAGGGTATCATTTGGATAGATCTTCGGGATCAAACTTATTGTAATTTGTAGTTATTCCTGTTGACTCCTTACCAGTTTGACTAAACATATAATCTCCATTAAAAACAGCTGATCCAACAAGAGAGTTGGGGAAAATAGACACATCCGCAAAAATTGCCTCAAAGTGGTTAAATTTAGTCCAATAATGCTCTTCATTATCAATTGATTCAACTGGAGACCAATTATTATGATCAGTTCCTGTTCAACTGGTAACTGCTGATAATAAGTAGTATCCAGATTTACTAGATTCTGAATTATAGACATAGACATAAGGAGCACTTTCTTCAGTAGTACTATATGTAGTATTTATATCATAAACACCTGCTGGATAAATCAGTTGACCTTTTTTACCTGCTTCTCCATTTACTCCTGCAGGCCCATTAAACAATGCAGGATCACTTCAACTACCATCAAGTTGCCCATCTCGATCCTCATTATTTAAATATTTTATTCTACCCTGTATAAATCATAATCTAGGATAATCTTCTGTAGTTGAGGGAGGAGTAACAGTTCATCCTTGACTTGCAGTATCTAATGTATTTGTTGGTTTAGCATTACTTGGCTCTGTGTCAGTACCATTACAAAATCTCATAACAATACCCACACCTGGAGTACCTGATGCTCCTGTAGATCCAATAGGACCTTGAGGACCCTGTTCTCCTGTAATACATACAGGAGTTGCTCATTCTTCCCCTAATACAATAGAATCATCTTTAGAATTCTTTTTAATAAAAGTCATTCAGAGAAATTCTCCAGAATTAATTACGGGCCATTGATCGCTTCAATTACTACCAGGATTAGAACTTTGTTTGTTAATTGATGGCACTTCACTTTTGGAAGAGCTTTTTGCAAATTTATAATCTGTATAAATCCCATCAGTTCCATTAGTTCCGTCTTCACCATCTTGTCCCTTTTCTCCCGTAATTCGTTGTGGAGCGGATCATTCTCCAACCACTTTTTGAGTAACTCCACTAATTAATGCTTTAGACATTCATCAAGTACCATCTGATGATGTTGGTGCATCAGATCATCCTGTGGGGACAGGATCAGTGCCTGTAGGAGTATCTGGCGTAGAGGAACTGTTTTTAAATACATAAGAAGTTCAATTACCAGCAGCTCCAGTAGCTCCTGGTTCACCATTTTCACCACTAATACATACTGGAGTAGATCAATTTCTAAACAAAGTATCATTAGGATTAATAACTGCTGTTGTCATCCATAAGTATTGAGAGTTACTCTTAGTTGGAGGTGTTAAAGACCATCCCTCTGGAGTTCTTACTGTATTTGATAGACTTGGAGGAGTAATATTACTACTATTTACAGCAAATCTAAACTCAGTAAATTTTCCATCTTGAGCAGTTCCATCTTTACCATTTACAGGTAATACTTCTCCTCATTGAATAACTGTATTTGTTTGTCCATCCACAACTCCTATACATTGCCATCACTGCCCACTACTTAATGGGTAATCTTTTCACTGCGATTCTGTAGGAGGTTGAGGAGTATTGAAGTTAGGTTTATCTGGTTTAGAATTAGATTGAGCATAAACGTAAGTTTTATAATTTGGAGCAGTTCCATTAACTCCATCAAGAGCATAATAAGCAAATAAAGATGGTTCACTATAAGACTCTCAACTACCGTTAATATAAACACTAGCACTAACTCATTCCCATCTATATGTAGAATCTACACCTGTAGGGGAAGACTTTCATAGACCCCACTCTACATCAGTAGGCAACTCTACATCTTCTCCGCTACCAGTTGGAGTTGTTGGCTTATTTGCTTTAGTAGTTCGAATATATATGTACTTTAAGCCGTCTCCATTAATTCCTGGAGTACCATTAACTCCATCTTGTCCTTTTTGTAATTTAAATGAAAACTGAAATTCATTAGAGTCACTTAAAGTTACAGTAGCTTCTGGAGCATCCTCCGTACTAGTAGTACTCAATACTTTTGCAGAAAACGTTGGGAGCTCTCCTCCAGAAGTATTTATAGTTTTTCAAATAGTATCATAATCAGAATTGGACTGTTTTACTAGTACCTGATTTGTATTACCCCCACTTGGCACTCCCTTACCAGGGTCTCCTGGTATTCCTTGTATTCCAGTTTCACCTTGATCTCCTTTAACATTTCCTAAGTCCTTCCATTTTTCATTACAAAAAACTCAAAGATGGCCGTCTTCTAGTTTGAAATCAATATTTAATTGACCTGTTTCAATTGATCCTCCTCCCATTATAAATTCCCAAACAGGAGAGTCATTAATTCCAACAATTAAGTTATTATTAATAACAAGAGATGGTTCATTATCAACAGAGGAAATATGACTTCTTGTACATCTAAGAAGAGCCCCTTTATATGATACAAAATCAATAAAGTCCTCATTGTTAAAGTAGTGAGTTTCTAAGCATCATTCTGTACATCTAAAAGATGTACCTTTATAAAATGAGCGTGAACCCATTGCATTATAATATGTATCCGAAACCATTATTAATTTAGTTGATATATTTATTATAGTAATTAATTATATTAATAATATCCTCTTGATCATTGTTAGTATTTTTTATATATTCTATTGCTCCTATAATATCTATCATTTGATTTAGTTTCTTTCTATCTAAAGAATATCCAATATTTAGATTTACTAGCTCAGTAGAATAGAGGATATATAAAGTTTCATATAGTTTATCCATTACACCCGCAATTGTTATTTAATGTATTATCTGTATTACAAATATCATTACATCCCAGAACATTTTCTACAATACGTTGTGCTTCCTGAAAATTATTAATATCCTTTAAATAATCTAGAACATAAATTGTACTTAGAATAAAGTCTCTTTTTTCTATAATATCTTTATAATCAGCACACTTATTATAAATAGCATGATCTATAATTTTGCGTTGTAAATTTAGTAAACATTGTGTTAATTTGCAAATTGTAAATACTGTTTTTTTGCAGCAAAAAGATTGACTGCCACACAGTTTATAAAGATCAATATAATTAGTTACAATTTCTGCTTCAGATTCTTTTAAAATAAGATCAATTTTATTTAATAGTTCCTCTTTAGAAGTAGGAGCAGTTTCATAATTCTGTTTTGCAACATAAAAATTATTGTTATAGTAGAATGTCTGATCTTTTAAATATATTAAAGAGTATAAATCTTCTGAAGGAGTATCTTTGATAAATAGAGTTTCTAGTTTGGGAATAACTATTTTATAATAATGATGAACTCCATCTTTTATAATTGGAAAAATACTATCTGTTAAAAAATTATCTCTGTTATGTTGATAGTTTTCAAAAATTAAAGTATTGGGTTCAATTTCATTTGTATTAGAATATACTAGAAACTCTAAAGAGACATAATCCGCTATATTTTCAAATAATGTCCCATATCTACCTGGCAGATTAGTATAACTACTATCATCAATAGCAGACAATTTGCAATTTGGATAAACTATTAAACGAACATTTAAGTTACTCATTATATTACACTTTTTATTTTATTATTATACGGATTATCATCATATATCTCAGCAACCTGTGCATCAATTTGTTTATTTTTAACTTCTAGACTCTTATCATTATATTCCTTATCATTCCTCATCCTTTCTTTCTCAATTGCAACCTTTTCTGCTTCAATTTCAAGTTTAGTTTGATTATTAGCTTGTAATTGATTCTGTAGCTGTTGAATTTGTTCTTGTAATTGTTGATTAACTTTTTGAAGTTCTTTAGAATTTTGTTCATACTGTTGAATTTGTTGTTGTAACTGTTCAATAGTATCATTTTCCTCTTTTTTACGAGCTATAGAGCGATCAATATATCGCTTTAATTCAGTAATAGAAGATGCAGTTATAATATTTGTAATATCTCCTAAATCTGCTACTCCGCTCTTAACAAGCTCTCCACTGATTGCAATTAATGATTGTACGTTCTGATAAGATTTAGTACTATCTTCAATATGAATATCAAAATCAGTTAAGGTATAATATTGGGGAAGGGCTGTAAATATTTTGGAATAATTACCTAAAACAATTGTGCCTGTTATTCCTTTTGGTCAAACTAGTTTCGCAAGGTTAAGCATATCATAATTTGCTTCTTGATATACAGTATCCATAGCATTGAAAATTTGCTTAGTTAAAAGCATTGTAGTTTGTACTCCCAACTTAACATTTGAAACAGCATCACGTTGTTCATACTGAGCTAGAGCCTCAGGTAAAACACCAGTGACCATAGAAACCTGTTGTTGAATTGATTGTATAGCTAAATTAATTGCCTGGATACTTTGTGCTTTAATAGTATCATCATAACCATTAAATATCGTATTCATTGTTTGAGCTCCTTCTTGACTACTATCAATTAAGCCCATACCTTGCTTTTTATAAGCTAATCATTTTTGTAATCGTTCTGGTAAATCTACTCCTAAAACCTGTGGTACATAAGCTAAGTCAACTCAATCTCCAACAGTACCTGAACTAGAAATTAAGTTATCTCGATAAAATACTAATAAGTCATATTTCATTTTTATTCAGTGTAAGTCGTTAATTTACACCCGTCTTGCGACTGCTATATGTCACCATATAGATTAGACTATATCATACAAATTTGTTCTAAAACTAATTCAAATAAATCTGTTGAAAAACATTCTGTAGCTACTAGATTTTTAAATTCTATTTCGTTATATTTCATAACTACTTATAATTAGTTTAAATCAAATTTGCCCCCGCACTTCCACTCACTTGAGTGTACTCCCTTTCAGGATAGTCGTTGAACCTTCTCTTACGAGCTTGGCTGCTGATTGTCTTAGATTTACTTTCATTCAATTTAAGAGTTTCCAGCAATTCACGAGGTTTAGACAGGACTCATATAATCTTAATCCTGTTGATCCATTGTCTTGATAATCAAGGAGTTTGGATCTCCATTCTTATCTAGGAAAAATAAACCATTAACACTTAATCTACATTTATTCGGATTATCTTTTGTTCTAATAATATTTTCAGATTCCCCCCTAGTTATATAAATTTCTTCTCCAATACGTGTACCTTCATGTCTAGTCTGTTTTCCTGTTTTATAATCAACTTCAATTCATTCTACATCATAAACAGTTCACATTTTTGGGTAAGTGTACCTATTAGTTCTGCTAGTTTCACCTGGTCATATAGGATGTGTTTCTAGTCCCCCTAAAATTCCAGTATGAGTACTGTTTCAAACTCCAGCTATTTCAGGAGATGTGGCTCTAATATAATAAGAAGGACCGTCTGACTCAATTGTGCTGTTATTCTCTTCCTTTAGAAGTTTTATGTGTTCCTCCTTTAGATCTTTACGATATTCTAGTAAAACATCTTCTACAGACATATACCTTCTAACCACTACACGGTATGAATCTGCTAAATAGTCTGAATTTGGATTTTTTTCTACAAATGTATTAATAGGGTTCAATACCTCAAATTGTATATTATCTCCACTGTTAGAAGGTCTTACTCTATAATAACATGTACCAGTAATACATAAATCTGTAAGCAGACTATGCATTTTATTTGTTAAATCTATATTTTTTGACTGCTTTAAATAGTCAAGAATATTCTGAGCTGCAATTTCATATTGAGATACAAAAGAATCATTAATGCTATTACTAATTTTATTTAATTGTTTCTCAATAAATGGATCCGTTGAAACTTCTTCATTGTTAATAATAGAAGATATTATATTATTTTCTAAATATTTTTTTAGATAATTAAACAGTTCTTTACTAATTAATAATTGTTTTTCTCTCATAATATTAGAAACTGTTTCCTCATCTTTACATGTTATTTTTAAATCTTGATTTAATCCTAAATATTCTCCAATTAACCTATCTATATGAGGGCGAACAAGAGGATTAAATGTAATTCCAGTGGGTACACCAATACCATAATTTTCTTCAATATGCCTAAACTGATCTGCATCTCGTCTACTGTGATAGTAATTATAAGCTTTTTGAAGTGCTATCTTAGGGTATATTAACTCACTTATAGCTTTGTCAATTTGTTTTATTTCTCTATCAACATTCATTTTTATAACTCTATTATTGGAAAATGCAAATTACTATCTCCATTTATAAGTACTCCTGTAGTATAATTAATATTCTGAAGTTTTCTCTTTTTAAATTCTTTTTCTAAAAATTTCAAAAATCCTTCTTCACTACCTTGATACCCAAAAGATATTGGAGCTGCATCTTTACAATTTAATCCAAGTCTTAATGTATATATCTCATCTTCATATTTAACATCAATAGGAGAAATATACTCAGACTGTGTAACTTGGTTAATTAGTTCTCTAACTCTACACTCAAGATTACTTTCTTTACGAAGGTATAATGCCATATCGTTTTTGTCCATTTGAATCATAATATCATCCAAAATCCTTTCATGAATTTCTTACTTCATCTTGAGCCCTTGGAGTAAATCCTAAAAGGTCTTCATCCCCTAATTCAGCAGCTATCATAGCTGCAACAATATCAAATTTACGTTTATTTTCCCAGGAATATTTAAGTAATTGTTCTAGCATTTCATCAATCTGTATAGAATAACAAGATTCATCTACAAATCTACTAATTAATTCAAGTCCATGACGTAGATACGTTTCAGTTGCAGGATATCCAATCATTCCAGAATTACCTTTTCGAATATCAGGCATCGTTGATTTTGGTCTCTTCATAAAAAGATTATCTTTCTTTTTAGAACGAAAATACATAATAATACTAATTTTTGTATGCTCTAGCATCGCCTTACAATTATAATATACACATAATTTCATAGCATTTTCATAAGCCGTAGCAATGTCCCTAGGTCTATCTTTATAAATTGCAACATAATTTGAAGAATTGGAACCTAAGATTCTTTTCTTAATTACTATACAAAAATCAGATACATCATTGTTTGTTGAGGAATCTGCAGTACCTTGATCAATAGAGTCAATTCCTGCAATATAGAGATTTTTATAAAGATTCCCTTCCCCATCTCTAAGAGGAGGTTCATATATAAATACTTTTCCTTGTGCATTAGGAATAAGTTTAACTTTATTTCTTGGATTATTTTCTAACCCTTTTGGAACATCTCATAACAAATCAACTTGTTGTGGTTTTACCCCTACTTTTTGTATACGAAGTTGAGTTAAACGATCTGCTATAAGTACTGGATCAAAAATACCATCACCTTGTTTTAATAATGCCTCACTAGGGGTGAAACAAAATTCTGCACAATAATCTAATAAATTTTGCCCAGACTTCTTTTTTCTTTCAGTTTCATAATGTTCTCTTGCTTTTTTCCTATCTGTAACTCCTCTATTATCATAGAAACCTTTTTTAAGCATAATATTAAAAGCGGGTATAAAATAACCAGTATATTGAACTTCACCATCCTCAGAGTAATTATTTTTATATGGAAGTACATTGTATTCTTTTGGATTATTAAACATTTTAGATAGACCCTCTAGTGCAGAAGCATCTGAATCACCTCCTGTACCTCAGACACTCATAATGCCTTTTCTAGCACCCGCAACTGTTACTAATGCCTCTCCTTTAATTCAAGCAGTCTCTAGATTTTTGAAGGACCCTCCCTCCTCTCAGAAAAGTCTATTAGAACGAATACCACGGACTTTGTTAATATTATCTGCTACAATTCCTTCTATATTATTTAATCTGCCTCATTCGCGATTTTCATTATTAGTAAGAGAAGTTCTTTTATGAAGAGCATTGTTAATCTTCATCATAGGTCTTCTAAATCCACCGTTGGTGTTTCCATTTAAAAAATGAAGCTGGGCTCAACATTTATTTAATGTCGGCTCCAGATAGTTTAGTGAAGAAGTAATATATGTTGAATTAAAATTTCTTCCTGTTATAAATGGACGAACTCCTAAACAAGCTCCTATCTCACTTCAGCCTATGCCTCGGCTTTTTAGTGCAACGCAGTCTTTTTTAAGTAGTTCGCACATTTCAAAATAATGAAAGAATTTATATTGCTCTGCTACAAATTTTGGAAATCCTTCTCCAGAAGCTTCCGCCAGTTTTTTAGAATCGTCTACAACAGGCATCCTATAAAAATTAAGGAAGAAATAATTATCTCCAGTAATTCTATACTTACCAATCGTATAACCATTAATGCATCTATCTAATTGTTCTTGTCAGAAATCAGCATATGGTTTAGATCCAGACGGATATTCAGTATAGTGACCAGTTTCAGTATAGACTCTTCCCGCTTCACAAAAAGGTGCTGGATCAAAATCTAATCCATGAGTTTCATCTATAGGTCTATAACCAGTCAATTCATAACTACATTCAGGGTCAAAGAATTCTATTTCATCTTCGAGAACATAATCCCACAATCCACTTTTCTCTCTTTTAGGTTGTTCAGGCTCATCTTCTTTACCCAGAGCTTGGGAAACAGTAATATCACCTTTAAATAATTCCCTAATTAATTCCTCTTCATAATTATCTTTAAAAGCAATTTCCTTAGGAGCCTCTTTTTCTTTAAGAGATTCTTTTATTTCCTTATATTGTTCTTTTACTGGTTTAGCTTTCTTTTTAACCTTCTTTACCTCTTCCTTATCTTCACCACTCAACTTCTTCTTCATATCTCTCTGAGCAGCTCTCATTTCAGCTTCAATACTTAGTTTTTTCGCCATAGTTCATTACTCATCCATAAATCCTCGCTCCAAACCACCTCTAACTTTAGAACTACTTTCAATTTGATCTTTCTTATAGTTTAGTTCTAGTTCCTTTAACTTATCAGTCATAGTGCCGATAGAACCAATACTATCAAGAATATCTTTAGCTTTTCAGATTGGTTTGTTATTTACAGGATCTCTTTCTTCAAGGTCAATATTGTCTAATGATATTCTCATCTTTTCAAGAGTTCTGAAGGCAGTTTTTATAAGACTTAGAATACGAGAAGAATCTTTAATTTCAATATATTTTCTAACGGCAGCTCTAAAAGTGGGATCATTTCATTCTTCATCAGATAGTCCTGAATCTTCCATAGCTGCTTTGTGTTTTTCCATCTCTAAATATTGTTGATATGGACTCTTCCAATCAGCAAATAATCAAATATATTTAAATTCTTTTCATGCTCGTAGTCTCTTTTTACCTGTAGGATCTTCACTACATTTATTTCTATCTAAGTCTCATAATGCCTCAAACTCCTTTACAAGTAGGATCTCATGAACATTAAGTTCAAGAGATCCTGTAGTATTATTATAAAGGAATATATCTGTCATTATTCTTTGTAATGTTCATTAAATCGTCTTTGTCTTTCTGCATAGCCTTTTTTATTAGCTTCTTTGTCAACAAAGTGGTATCATTTAGGATTATTTCTTCTAGTAATACCATTGACACTATTAGTATATATAGTATCTTGTTTGTCTCTACTTATAGTTCTATATTCTTCTTTCCCAGAAGGATATCTTAAAGTTTGTTTTATAGAACCATCAGGATTTGTTACAGAACTAGACTTGTATCCATCTTTAGTTACCTCTCCTCCTGTATTAAATTTTTTGGCATTAAAAATACCTTGTAATCTTCTAAAATTAGAACTTACAGGGGTTGGTGTCCGTAATCCTAATTTACCTAATATACCAGCATCATTAATATTACTGTCAATTCTTCCAGCATCTGCATTATTAATATATAATGTATCCCTTTTATCTGGAGATACTAATTCTGATGTTGTAGTATTATTTCTAGTAATCTGTCTTAGACCTATACCATTAGGAAGAGTTTCTTGATGAACTCCTGGTTTTAAATCTCTAACTAAAGTGCCTCTTGCAGTTTTATATTTATTAGGACCATATTCAAATAAACTAACTCCATGAAAATTTTTTCTTACTTTATCAGATTTTCTCTGATCAGATTTTCCTCCTTGTTGAAATTTATTAATAAGTTGCCCTAATTTACCCCCAAATTTAAACATCTGTTTTTGTTTAAATTGACTAATAAGACCAGATATTTCATTTAACCCCTCTTCTGTTTGGGCTAATTTATTTAGAATAGTGACTACTTCATCAGGAGTTTTATCTTTAAACTCATTAATATTAACTGGGAGTCACTCTATAAACTGAGTTAAGTCTTCTTTATTCATACTTATTCTGGTTTAACTACACTACCATTAATATTACTACTAATATTACTACTATCTTTACAAGTTATCTCTCACTTTTTAATATCAGTATCAGGGGAATAATATAATGGTATAATTGGTTGTTGGGAATTAACAATGGTATATTGTTTTACCTGATACAGTTTAATAAAAGTATTTACCTCATCAGGCGTCCCTGTAACTATAAATCCATCAATTTGTAAAGTCATATGATTGTTTATTTATATAATTCCAAATCTTTTGTTGAAAATACTGCTTCTTGCAGCACATTATTTTTATCAAATCAAATACATTTCATACCCTTGAAGATATTATACATCTGATCTCCCTGTTTAAACTGCCTTGTAACTTTCTCTTGAATAAGCATTATTGGAGAATTTAGCTCCTTATGTTTTAAGGTTACAAGCTGACCAGGGGTGTAAAATAGGTATGAGTTACCTTCTTTATTCAAATTTTCATTCATATCCATAACTTTTTATATTCACCTTTAGTGCATCTTATTCATTATCTCTTATACTACAAATAATATTATTTTCACTGATTGTATAGTATCCTTTTCCACCAAAGGGGAGTGGCGCAGCTAATGTAAAATTAATATATACATCTTCCCCTTCTAATACACTTTTACATTCATTACCAACAGCAATAACTTTACAACACCAAATACCACGCTGTGAGGCTTCTTGTTCTCCAGTTTCCTGTGATTTATATGTTGCAGATGTTTCAAAATCACCTAAGATAAGTCCAGAGGTGGTTTCATGTAATGGTAAACGATAAGGATTCTTTTCGTAAGGTAATACAACTACTCTACCTGCCGTAGGAACAATTTTCTTATTCTCATATGGTTTGCAATCTTTATCTTTTGCCATTAAATTAGCTACATACTCCATTTGATCTCTTTCTGATTTTTCTTGTGCCCTTTTAAGTGCTTCAGGATCAATTTCACGTTTAATATTATTGCCCATTAAATGTTTTCCTGTTAACTGATAGTAATCAGTTCCTAGATACTTTTCTTTACTCATAATTCATTATTATTTTAAAATTATACATTATCATCTATTATCATAACATTGTTCATCTTCTACTAATGATTTACTATAGCAATTACATCCACATAAAGTACATCAGTATTCTCCAAATAATTTTTCTTTATGAGGACAGTTTAAACATACCTTATATCTTCTTTCAGCTCAATCAGGGATAGGTTTAAAGAATCTACGATATCACCCTATTATAATATTTTTAATTGTATGTAATATTTTTCTCATAAATCTTATCATTTCCCTACAACACATTTTGCAGCGGGCATACGTAATTTTCTCTGTAACATGCAGTTACAACCTCTTTTATATCCTAATTTGGGTCTATCACTTACTGTCTTTTTATCAGCTTCGGATAAATATAGCCTAGAATTACATCTAGCTCCCATAGGACTATCTAGATATAGAGGACATTCTTTGCAAATCTTCATTCTATTTTCATATAAATCATCTACATTTTCCATAATCATTATATTTTAAAATACTATTGGTTTGTCTCTATCAAGTTCTGCTTTTATTTTATTCTTCTTCCTATGATATAAAAGAAGTCTGGCAATATCATCTTTTAAATATTTTACTTCATATTCAGTTTCATTACCGTCGTGATCAAAATGAACAATTGCTAGCTTTTTTATTTTGAATTTAGGATTAATCTTCTGAAGAAGATATGCGTACATACTAAGTTGTAACTGATAGTGACATAGATTACAATCCATAATATTTTCTAATGGTGAGAGCATCATCTGTCTTTTCTTAGTAGTTCTATCAAAATAAGACTCTTTATCAATCTTACCGTTAGTCTTTCAATCTAACAAAACTATCTCATTATCACTTATCTGTAAATAATCTATTTGACCAGCAATCTTTAAGTATTCGTCAAATTCATAACTTATAAGAAACTCAGGATAAATTGCCCTGTCAATATCTAGTTTATAATATCCCTTCTTTACCTCAAAAGTTCCTCCTCCTGCATATTTGCTTATTGCCTTTTTATCCCCTTGATAAAATAGATCTTCCATCATAGCATGAATTTTAGTACCACGTTCCGTACTAGCATTCCTCTTATCTTCATAACTTTGTAGGATTTCAGATTTCTTATTTAGAAATTCAACAGGATCTAATCCATATTCTTCAATATAAGACTCCTTTCATTTTTTAGAAGAAAGAAGTTTTGATTTTAATGGGTAAAACACTGTGGGGTCTAATAACGCCTCACAAGCTTTATATGATGACCAAAAGTCTGAATCAAATTTTTGACAGTACTGTCCTATTATTGTCGTTACAGATTCATATTTCGAATTATCGGTCTTATCCATATAAATATGCTTTTCATCAGAGTATATAATATTATCATTTTCTTTATCTACTGCATACCCATTAACATATTTTAATTTACTCCCTCTAAGTTTAGGCATATTATACTTTTATTCTTTATTATAATTAGATTGGATAAGAGTTTTAATATCTGCTCTATCATCTATAAGATAGTTATGTATTTTATTTTGTAATCTATCAATATTTGGTGGAATATTTTTCCAAGTCACTCCTAAAATACCAATTGGATAACCACTATTATCTTTTATAATTGTACAGGCTAAATATTGTACATTATTTTTTTTGAGTTGTGTATAAAGAGTTGAATCAATACTATCTAATTTAACCATATCCCCTATAAATACTTCGTTCGTCTTTAAATAATAAGGAAGATTAATCCAGGTTAGATTAAAATCATTATATTGATTTTTAATTGATTCAACTTCATCATTACATAATTCAAATCTCATAGTTCCATGTTGTCAGTCCATAATACCATTATGGTACTGAATAATTCATATCCTATCTGCATGATATTTATATAAATATACAGGCAGGAGACTTTTTATTTGTTGATCATATTCTGTCCTTTTATGTAACTCTTTCGCATGTCTTTGAGTCATGTAGTCAGTATATTTGTCAAATAAAAAACTAGGATTGTAACAAATCCTAAGTGTTAAACTTAACATAATTAGAATAAATAACCCCTTCAAAATATTAAATACTCCATACTCTTTACATAATTGTAGGATTCTTTCTAGTCATGAAAGTCCAGAATCTATATCAGGTTTTGTTTTTGCCATATTTATATATATAACTCTTTATAATTTTACTTGAATGATGCAAATATATAATAAATCTTTCTGATATCCAAATAATTTATCCAAATACTTGCAAATATCTAAATAAATAATTATTTTTGCAAAAACATATATTACTAGATAATAATCCTATTAATTATTTTATAAAGTATGAAATATAACAATGACATTTTAAACAAAATTGTAGAGGTATATAGTACAGAGTATCATAACAATCTCGGACTAGATAATATTACAAGTGGGTACATAGAAATGATGAAAAAAGGTTCTAAGATTCATATTAAAAAGAAAAATAGAGGTAAGTTTACAGAATATTGTGGTGGGAAAGTAACTAGTGAGTGTATAGCTAAAGGCAAAAGATCCCCCGATCCAGCAATTAGAAAACGAGCAACATTTGCTGCCAATAGCCGTAAATGAAATAAGAAGTAAGGAGGTGTATAAAAATGACGACATGGAAGAAAATCAAAGCGCAAATAAATATTTATATGATTTTAGAGAAATTTGGTAAATTATATATTATAGATTAAATTATGATAAATACCCCTAAATATTTTGAATTAAGTGAACTTTTAAGAAGTGATACAGCTATTAGTAAAAAAATAGAAAATCTACCTACATGAGAGGGAATAGAAAAACTAAGTAAACTAGCTATAGAATATTTAGATCCATTAAGAGAAGCATGAGGCTCTGCTATTACTATTACTTCTGGATATAGATCGCCAAGCCTTAATAAAGCTGTGGGGGGCGTAAGTAATAGCTCTCATCAATACTATGAAGCAGTAGATTTACAACCTGAAGATACTTCTGTTAAAGGAGTAGAAAACTTCTTTAACTTTATTAAAGATTATTTTACTAGAAATAAAGTCATTATAGATCAATGCTTTATTGAAAAAAGTGGGTCTACTACATGGGTACATTTAGGAATATCTCCAAGAATGAGAAACCAATATGGAGAACTACGAGTTTAATAGAGGTTATAATAACTAGTTTTTAAATAATATGAAGGAAAGATCTAAATTAGAGTTCCCTGAGACATTTAAAGTAACCTCATTAATTGAATCTCCAAAACAATATGATGTGGAGGAATTAATTAAAGTCATAGGAACTAAAATATTTGACTATACTAATGCAAATATCTTAGTACAATATAATGATAAAATCTTAAATAAATTTTCAACTGAGGAATGTGAACTACAAGCTCTATTAGATAAAACACCAGTGCCTCATACATATAATCTATTATTAAAAACTAAGTTATCTGATAGTCTTAGTACTATTATATGTCATGAAATGCAACATTTTGATCAATACGAAAGGAGAGATCTTGAACTTGTGAAAAAAGACTCTAAACTAGTATTCTTATGAAAGGGACAGCAGTTTGATTCTTCATTGGATTATATGTTAAGACCTTGAGAACAAGAAGCAATAGATGCTCAATACTCACTTTGAAAACAATTTAAACAAATTTACTATAAATAATAAATTAAATATTATATGAAATGGTATATTAAAATACTGAGATGGATATGGGAATTTCCACAGTGTCTTCTCGGTCTTATTTTAACTTGGTGCTATAATGTAGAGTACAAAGAAACTTTTAGGGAAATTCCAATTTATGCGGGAGACTTTCCTGGAGGTATTTCATTAGGATTATATATCTTAATGGGAGAATCAAGTTGGAAATATAACAGAAATTACACAAAAGAACATGAATGAGGACATACTCGACAATCTTTATATTTAGGCCCCCTCTATTTACTAATTATAGGACTGCCTAGTATTATTTGAGCAGCTGTCCATACCCCAAAGTCTAAAAGATCTTATTACTCGTTTTTCTCAGAGAGATGAGCTGATAAACTTGGAGGTGTACCTAAAAGATAGTATGGATGCTTTAAAACAAAATGCAATAAAAAATTCAAATCTCACATTATGAGATTTTTTAAAAAAATTTGGAAATGTATAAATTTTGATATGTTATAGGATTGATATTTATGGGAATATTTTTTATAACAAGTACTAAAGTACTGCAACCTATATATATATTACTAAGTCTAGTATGCTTTATTATAAGCGCAAAACAATATGAAAATAAAAAGGGAGCTAAGTAGCTCCCTTTTTATTTTTAATTAATTCAAACATATTTAGTTGTTTCATTTACTCAATCACTTACTTGAGACCCATTTAATGCGATAGTTATCTGGGTTCCCTTTAAAATCGAATTTAAACGTATGGAACTGGATGTTCTATATCCACCTTGATATGAAACTCAATTTCCTTCCCCAGGGGCCAGTGATAGATTGGCTAAACGAACTCCTGTTGTTCCATACCCCTCATATATATCTATACTACATTCTGTGTTATTTAAATTATTGCGACTACATACATAAACATCACAACTAATTGAAGGATCAGGAGTAGGAGTAGATTCTTTTTCATATGTAAATGATTTTACTCATAAAAATAAAGTTTTGCCGATATCTATTGTTCCTATATCCGTTGGATGTAAATCTGAATAACTAATACTAGAGTTAGATCCAGAATTAGTTCCACTAATATATCTATCTAATGCAATATTCTTACAGTTATTTACTTTAATATAATGAGTATAACCATCTCCTTCTATATCAGCATAAGTTACTGCTGTGTCTTGTGTAAATATTCCAGTAATACCATATGAATCAGCATCACTAAATACAGTTATTGTAGGGCGATTGCTGGTAACAGAAGGAACATAACTAGCAGCAGTACTATTGATATAAATTCCAGAATTATATTCAAAAGTAACAGTTGCTTGATACTCTTTTGTAGCCATTATAGGACTAATAGTTCCTCCCTTGTTAAATGTCCCTATAGTATCTCCTGTTGCTACCTCTTTTACTGTAGCTTTAATAAATAAATTAGGATAGGTTGTACTAGACTGGATAATTGCATTCGTTATTGGCTCAACTACTAGACCCTTTCCAGAGGTTGATTCAAATTCTTTTAATGCTACTGTTTGTTCAACTATTCCCGCAGCTAGTAGATTTAAAGTTTCAGTAGTATAATTTAGAACATCTCTATCTCTTCAACGAATACTGACTTTAATAGGAAGTTTAGTTTTATTGATATAATCTATTTTAACCTTTGTTGCTGATTGTATAGGAACATTCTGCCCAAAAAATATTGTATTCATTTATTACTTACCTTTAAAATATTTATCATAGATATGCTTAGCATACCAACCACAACCCGCTCCTACTGCTAAACTTACTAATGCAAGCAACAAACTTCCAAAGCTCATAGCTGACACAATGCCACAACCTGCTAATACTAAAGCAATTACGATTGTGGCAATAATTAATTTTGTTTTCCAAGTCATTGTTGTCATATTATTTATATGTTAAGTTACTATAAGTTGTCCCATTTTCAGAAACAATATAGTTTTTTTGATTTTTATATAACGGTAATATCTCATCTTTTCAATAAATAAAAGCATAAGTTTTATCATAAAAAGGATGATCTTTCATCTTATCTTCAAATTCTTTCGGAGAACGTTCTTTTATAACTAAAGTATAAGAGTCTCCTAAACTAAAATTCATTTCTAAACCGTCATTTGTAATTTTTCTTAATGCAAACATATATGTATTTATTAAATTTATTTATAATTATTTTACCATTAAGTTGTAAATATATCTCGCGGCATTTATACGAGTCTCATAATCTGCTTCCTTTTTACCCATTCTTTCAAAGTTATCTGCAAACGATACTGTAAGATCATCTAGACCTTTCGCAGTTCTAAAAGCCTCTCTTTGTGATTTTGTTCAATCATTTCGAAAAGAGTTATAATTATCTAAATTATGAGGATTTACTTCATCTGTAAAAATAATAGGTAACAAATATTTTATTTGAGACTCAGTACTATCTATTAATTTATTTTTATTTAAAAATTCTATATATCTATCGTATCTGCCTTCTTTAAGTTGCGCAAGCCCCATAGCACCTTTACTTGAAGGTTTACCGTAAGGTTGAATTTGATTTTCTTTTCAGAAATTTCCCAATATAGCAGCTGCTTGCTCTTTAGATGCTCCTGCACTAATTAATTGATCTCAAATTCATTGTACTCTTGGGAGATTGTCTTTTATAGCTTCTTCCACACTGGCTTTTCCTTTTCCATAACTCGGATATTTTACCTCTTTGAGTCCTGGAGTCTCAGAAAGTGGGCCATATACGTTTCTTCAGATCGGAGCTTCACCATTTGGAAATGTATAGTATCTACCATTACTATCTTGATATCTTTTATTCCCTAATTGTTGTTCTACTTCATGGTGCATAAATGCAGTAGGATGGTTTGGATTTTTTAATTCCATTCCAGTTACAGGATCTCTACCTGATCAATGTTCTGTATCAGGATCATATGATCCTTTAGAATAATCATAATAATGTTCTGGGTCATTATAAGCATTTCTTAAAACTCCAGAATGTTGATATTTAGGTATCTTTAATCCTAATTTTATATATAAAGTAGAATTTTTCTTTTTATTAGGAACTTGTGCAACATCATTTAACATCCTACGAATACTATCAGTACTATATCTATCTAAGAACTGAAAAGTATTATTTGTATCATATTCTCTATGAACAGTAGATTCTTCTGGAATATACTTATACTCAGGTTGATAAGGCTCTGTACTGATAACATTACCTTCATTATCAAACACTGTAGTAGAAAAACTATTATGATCTTTCCCTTTAAGTCTATTTGTTAGAGTTATTTGTTTTACATGCTTCTTTTTAAGGTCTTCAATTTCTTCATTAGTGAACTTATGATTCGGATCTACTCCTAAGGCATACCTAAACTGCATTAATCTTGCATATATCTCTTGTGGATCATCTAGATAATCATCAGGTATAACTGAGTTTTGGTCATAAAAAGCATCCCCTAGTAAATTCTTAATTCTAGCTATCTCTTTAACTTGAGGATCAGGCCTGCTACTATGCACTCATTCATGAACAGCAGTAGAAGGAGAGTCATCTCTTAGATATATTTTACGACCTCCATAGGAATATACACCTTTAGAATCCGTAGGAACTCTAGAAGGATCTATGGAGGCAGTAGTAAGATCTATATTATGCGCAAGAATATTATACCCTAAGGCACCTGTAACTGGTATAGGTATTAATTGATGTTGTTGTATATTTCTTTTTATCTGAAATGTACGATTTTTATATCAATTTTTAACTCATTGTTTGCCTTGAACAACACCTCCTAGTTGAAGTTTAAGAGTACCACCATACTTAGCAGTAGCAATTACCTTGTTTAAAGTCCTAGAATAGTTTGGATCTGTGGCATATCCTCCTTTTTGAACCCTATCTGCAAACTCTGAAATATTCCCTGAGAAAGCATTATAACGATTACTATTAAGTAGGTCAATCTTAAAATTAGCATAGTCTTCTAGAGAATTAAAATCTCTAAAACTATCATTTATATAGACATCTTTACCATTAATAACCTCTCTAGTTCTTTTAATAGCCCCTTTACCTTTAATCCCCCCAAAATTAAAATTTCCAGATGGTTTAGACCCTCAAGCAGACTCTAATCCATCCTGAGCTACTAAAGCTTTGGCAAATACTGGATTTAAACCCCTCTTAACTAAGAGAGACTCATATATTGGAATCATAGTATCCTTAAACTCCTCTTTAGATTCAAATCTTATGGCTTTTGCAGTTGCCTCTTTAATCTTAGGTTTCTTATGCATTTGTATCTCTTCTATTGGAGACTCTACTGGAGTAATTGTCTCCTCTTTATCTTGTTTAATAGTATATTTAGGTTTGTATCCTTTAATATTAATAGTAGGACTTTTAATAGATAATTCTTTAAATGAAGAATCTCTAATATACGGTTTGTAGGTTATATCCATATTAGTATATTTACTTTTTATTTCGCAAATATAACATTTTTTTTTAACAAAAACAAATAATATTCTACTATTCAGTAATAATAACTTATCTATTCCTTAACCTGTTTTCTAGTTCTACAATCCTATATTCTAACTTCTCTACTCTATCGTAGAGCTCATCTAATCTCTCCTCTTCCCTTGTTTTAAATCTATCTAAATGATCTCTACCTGTATCTATGATAATACTGTAATCGTCTCCTATACCTTCTAAACTAATAGGATTAAAACTAAATGGTAAGTTTTTCTGTTGATCCATATTTTTATTCAAATTTAAAGCCTGATGACTCTTTTAAATTACTCTTTTCAATAATTTCTTTTAGTCTGTTTATCTCTTCTTGCATTTTAAGAATATTTTTATCTACAGTATGTAGCCTCTTATCATGCTCATTAATCTGTTCACCTTGTTCATCTACTTTTTTATTGATAAATAATATAGCTTGGCAAATAATAGATAAATCTATATATTTAGCAGTTTTATTTAATCCTGTGATAGAATCTCTGGTAGTAAGAGGTTTTGTAGTTAAAATGCCTCTATCTTCAAGTCTCTGAAATACACTTGATAAGGCTCTAGTCCCAATATGTAACTTTTTAGATAACTCTCTATTAGAACTAGTATTAATGGCAAATGTTCCGCTAGAAGTATCACTATATTGTTGCATCGCTAACAGAACTCCCTTATCTTCAGGTTTAAGAATATTATCATCTAAATCTAAAAATTCAAAAGTAAATCGTTCAAAATATTTACTGCCTTTCTGTATTTCATATATATTACTTCTACCATTTTTTTCTTCCAAAACCTTAATCTCTCCTGCTTCTTTTAACTTTTTAATACTAGCTTGTACAGTGTTAATAGATACATCTACTAAATTGGCTAACTTTCTTAAAGACACAAGCGTTTGATAAGTATCTTTATTCATAAATTTACGTAAATAACCATATACAAGATAATCTGTTGGATTCATTTTTATTTTTATTTCCTCATTTCTTTCTCCTAGATTATGTGGAACTTGAATATGTTGTTTTGATATTTTTTTCTCTTCCATAATTAGTTATTTTAATTATAGTACAAAAATATGAATAATATTACAATATACAAAATATTTGTATAT